CAAGTCTGGCTAGCGGCTCTCAAATGGGAACCTATTAATTGTCTTATATTTAGCGGTTTAGGTTCCCGTTTTTATTTACTAGTTCTTCAATATATAGATTAAAAAAAAGGAAAAATTGTCCAGTGGTGGACAAAAAAACTTATCCAAAACTTATCCTTTAAATTTTAATCTATTATGGCAACTCTTAAACTTACAATTTTCAAAGCAAAAGTTTTAAAGGACGGGAGGCATAAAATAAGAATAGCCGTATGTCATAAGAAAGAGACATGTTATATTGTAACACGTTTCATTATTGATAACTTGTCGCAGTTTAAGGATGGACAAGTAACAAAGCGTCCTGATGCTTCAATTATTAATTCCAAGCTAAGAAGCATGATGAATGATCTACAGGATAAATTGGATGAAATAAACCATCAATCACTTTATTCTTGTAAGCAAATTAAAGATATGCTTATATCTGGCTTGGATTCGAAAGGAAAGCATAATATTACTTATCAAAAGGCTTGCAGTGATTTTATAAGTGAACTGAATTCTGAAGGAAGGGAAAGTTATGCTGTATTAATTGAAAGAAGTTGTCGATATTTTACGGAGTTCACTAGGGGAGAAATACCTATGTCAGATATAACTCCAAATATGATTGAAGGATTTTCAAAATACTTGAAAACAAAAAGGAACATAGGGAATACAACAATTGGGATGATGATGTCTCAAATAAAAGCTGTTATTAATAGAAATATAAATTCAGGTTATGTCAGATATGATATACATCCATTTGTGAACAAGAAAATTCCTAAATCTCCAGTTCGCGAAGTTGATATATCTTTGGAAAGCCTTAATATGTTAAGGTGCAGTAATCCAAAAGAGAAAAAATACATTGTTGCAAGGGATGTATTTATGCTTTCTTTTTATTTAGGAGGAATGAATTTAATAGATATAATGAATACTCGTTTTGTTAATGACAAAGTAGATTATGTCAGAATTAAAACGAGGCTTAAAACGGAAGCCGAACAGCATTGCCTACTTCCAATTACCGAACCTGCAAAGATGATAATAAATAGGTGGATAAATAATAAGACAAAAAAACTGGATTTTGGATATAAATTTTCGTATCATAATTTTTCAAGGTATACATGCCGATCTCTTGCTACATTAGCAAAGGATTTGGGAATAAAAGAAAAGGTAGTCTTTTATTCTGCTAGAAAGTCGTTTGCTCAATATGCTTTTGATTTAGGAATCCCCGATAATGTAATAGACTATTGTCTTGCTCATTCAGACAAGGGTAGGGGAATTGTCAGGTATTACACAAAAACTCGGTTTAAGCAAGCTGAAATAGCTATAAATAGGGTTATTGATTATATTAATAATCCTGATAAATACAAGGAATATATTGAAATGAAAGCCGATATAATGATGATGAAAGGGTAGGGGAAGGCAGCTTATTCGGCTGCCTTCTCTATTTCAATTCAACAGGTTTATCCTCCCATGTTAGTTCTCGTCCAAGGATTTTCTTTATTGTACCTTTGGGGAGTTCGATGCATACATCATTATGCGGATCATAGTCCCAACATTCTTCGTCTCTATAGGGTTCTTCGTCTCCTCCTCTTTCACAATAGACTTCACATTCAATAATACGTTCAGTCCCATCTTTGTCAACACATAAATAAGTCATATTATTTTCCTTTCTCTATCTTTTCTCTAAATGTTCTCAACTGGTCTACAGTCGGGTAAAACGTAGGGTTCTCCCAGTTCCTCGAAATCACCGCTATCATCGAATCAAGGTACTTTCCGCAGTCAAGAATCTTTGCGCATTTATCCAGCTGGAATTCCCCGGTCGGGTATCTCTTATTGTTGAGCGTTTCTTTAGCCCAAGTTAGCAACTCGTTTATTGAGTCGTAGTCGTATTTCTTTTCTTCTGCCATAATGTTAGTTTTCGGCAAAGGTATAAAAAATCCCGGCATATTTAATACACCGGGAGGATTCCATTTTAAAGAGGCAGTTATAAATGGAAGGAGCTATTTTTTCTTTGCATCTTTCTGATGATATAAAGGTATGCTTTTTAATCCATCAATGTGTTCATATAGATCATTTTCGATATGTTCACAATGCATAGGATCAAGAACAAAGTCAATTCCCTCACGCCTAGCCAATTTTGCAGCAGGAACGAAATCTGAATCTCCAGAAATAAGAACAATCTTATCCACAAAACCTTTTAAAGATAAAGAAGCGATGTCAACACCAATTTTCATATCAATTCCCTTTTGACGCAATTCATAATACACATCATCTTCCTTAATGTCATCAAGAGAAATTTCTTTCTTTAGTAATTTTCTCATTGTGTTATCATAGAAAATCCATCTTTTACTTTCCTTGATATTACCTAAACGCAAAGCAACTTTTCTTTTTTTCTTAAGCTCGTTTATTAACTCACTTCTACGAAGTGCTTCTTCTGTTTTAGAGTAGTCGACACATTTCTTGGAAATGGGGTTGTGTATCTTTTTGGAGAATGGCACACAATCATAATAAAAAATACGATATAAATAATTATTTTTTCCTACATGAGAATGAGATATAGTATATAAATCATTAGCAATGGTTAATGCTGTCTTTTTGCCAGACTTATTGTACATTGCATTATAGCGTTTTATAAAATACCCACCATCAATTAATATGGCAACTCTTATAGGAGTTTCTGTGTACGATGTATTTGGACGTGTTTTCATAAAATAAAAAAATGGCCTTTGGTTAGGCATGCCCATTATCAAGAGGGGGGACAAACGTAAGCCAAAGGCATAATCATGTGCTGCAAATGTATGAATTTAATTTGTATTTGCAAAAGATAGAAAATAAATTGCAATAAAAAATAGATTATTTTATATGTTTTGCACTCATTAAGCTGCAATATCACCTTTCAATTTAGTACAACGTAAACATTACAATATCAATCGTGCACACAAAGATATAACCCTTGCAATAATCGCAAGAGGAATCAGCCAGTACAACCACCTTTCTAGGCGTTCCATAGCATCACCAGCAGAAGCCGGCAGAAATCCGAGTGATACCGGTCGTCGGCCTGTTCAAGCAATATATCCAGTTTATCGTTTCTCATTTTCGAGCACTGACTTTATTCGTTCTTCAGTAAAACCAAAACGGGCGGCAAACTTCTTGAAAGCCCGCATCCTGTTATCCGGAATAAGAGCATACATGCTATTAATAGGAGTATCACTTTTTAATGCTTTTCGGACCTGCTTATTCTTCATAAGGTTGGTGAATTAAATGTTTAACTTCATTTTTGCAACATTTGCACTCGCACAATAGTGATTTAGCATATTCCCACGTCTTTTCAATTATATCATCTCCGATATACTGAATTTCCTCACCGTACGGGTCTATCCCAAATGCCTGACAGATATGAGTAGCCATGTGCCCGCACTCATGCCTCCATGACTTGGCAAATTCCTTCGAAGACGAAGTAAGGGCAATAACCATAACCGTTTCCCGTGTCCCGAAGTTGGAGTAAGTAACTCCGGTATTCAGGTTGCCGGAGTTTATGTTATCGTATGCAGTACGGAGCATATCACCGTCGCAGCCGATGGAATGCATATTATTCAGTATCTCTTCTGTATAATATGTATCTACTGCATAATATACCATGCAGCTCCAGCCATACTTGGGTAATGTAAACCGTTGCCTTATCATTTATCAAAGCATTTCGTCCCACTCCACCGGTTCTCCGGCTCTGTTCATCTTGGCATACCACATACACATTGCCATGCCGTCAGGAGCATCCGGATCGTCAATCATATCCTTTATGTATAATGCCATGTGCGCTTCATCCGGCACGGAGGATTTGAATAAATCCGCCTTGCATTGGTTGGCCCAATACACATAATCATATAACACATTGTTTTCAAGCTTTATTCCGTAACGGGTGAGCAATTCGTCAACCTTCTCTTTGGAGATTGGTTCAATACGTTCTTTCTTTCCGGTTGAAGGATTCATCTTCTTCATCAACGATACGGCAAATTCACACATTTTCTTGTTGAAATGCCACCCAAAGTGTGAAAGATACGCTTCCATCTCTTCCGGTCTTCTGTCTCTTATATCCAGCGGTTCTCTTCTCATGATTTAATAAAGTTATAGGGAGTAGAAATAATCCACCCCCTAATTAAACATTAACGATAACGGGAATAGCGTCCTGTACCACGTACGCCACGTCTTTCTCCATAGCCGCCACGGTCGGAACCACCGCCATAACCACCACGTTCGCCCATCTCGTCATAACGCTCGTCGTCATCGTCATAATAACGTTCACGTCTTCCCATGCTTTCACCTCCGGAAAGTTCCTCGATGCACTGCATCAGTTTACCACCGTATTTGAGCATTTTTTCAGCATAGTCGGACATTTTCTCGACTTTGCTTTCTGTGATTTCAATTATCTGCATAATTTATTTACTTTTAGGATTGTTACTACCACTTCCCAAAGCCTTGGCAAGCATATCTTTTATATCGGTAAGGGTGTTTTCAACTCCGGAAACTTTCTGTTCAAGGACACCGATTTTCTCTTCCTGTTCTTTTTCTTTCGCCAGTTGTGGATTCAGCTCCCTTAGCATAACATCACAGGAGGAAATGACCTTCTCATGGTAAGGGACACTTTCTATTACTCCTCGGCTTATTCTCAACATAGATTCCACCTCGGCATTCATTGCTTCCCGGCTTTCCGATACAACAACTCCATTCGCGCCAAAATTGGCTATCGAAAGATTTGCCGGAAGTTGTTTAAAATCAATAGTTTCCTCACCAACCTTAACCGAAACGTCAACAACTGTTTCCATATTTTGGCCATAAGTTTGCCCTGGTACATACTGTCCGTATTTAGGTTGTGGATTACTTACGGAAACAACCTGCCCTACTTTCAATTCAGGGTTTTCCCCTTTTTGAAGGATATAAAATATATTGGATTGTCTTAGACTTTGAAACATAATTTATTAACTCTTTAAGGAGCGGGATTACTCCCACTCCATATTTTACTTTGCCTTTACAGCATTTACGCTTGTCGCTGCCGGTTCGCCATTGCTGGCAGCAGCCGGTGTTGAAGCCGTAAATTCCAGAAAACGTATAACGCCTGTGCGCTTATTAAGATAAGCAAGACGTTCCGTAGTGCCTGTAACATCTGTTCCAGTAACCGGATTGTTGTTGCTGTCTACAACAGGAACCTTTGAAGTACCTGTAGTAGTACCGGCAACTGCCAATGTCGACTGTCCTAAGTTAGGAGCTATAACATTTATAGGTAAAGCTTCTCCACCTGCCGGAACATCTGCATGAACCTTCAACAGGATTATGCTTTCGCACGGAAGTGCATTATAGCAGTGAGGATTAATACCATAATCTACACTTGCATCCGTTAACTGAACAGCGTTCGTTGAAAGTTCGTAGATACCATTAACGTCAACTCTCCTAATTCCTCTTGCGGAACGATTCATTAGGAAAGGGCTTGGAAGCCAGTAAGGATACATTAAGTTAGGATATAACATAATTACCTCCTTTCTTAGCAACCGCAAGTTCCTAATGTAGATACACCGAAGTTTACAGGAACGGAATAGTTTACAGGAACATAGTTACCACTGGCCGGGCAATAAGGCATCGGGAATGTAGGCGGTTGCGCACATTCGATCTTTGCCAGACGGCTACTCAAATCACTCAACGCAGCACCAAGAGGAGCAGTAGCCTGTGCCACAATCTGAGAAGTCATTGCGGAACTCTTGAACGTGCTGTTTTCTTCACGCAAGTGGTCAATCTTGTTCTGCATTTCACGCATTTCAGCCGCACGTTGTCCGGCAAGAATTTGCTGTGTGCTGTCCTTGATGGAGTTTTGCAGATCACAGGTCTGTCTTTGAGTTTCGTATGCAACGGAAGCGAAGCCTCTTTCCTGACCGGTTGCAACACCGTTAATGGCATTCTGCAATGTGTTGGTCTGTTGACAGATTGCCAAGCGGTTTTCGCAACAGCATGATGCAATCTGTTGAGCGATCTGACAGTTACCCTGCTGGATAGCATTAATAATCTGCATTGAACTTTGTCCAACCTGGTTACCAACTTGTTGAACTTGAGACATTACGCCATTGATGGCATTCTGAACCTGACCGATTGAACAATTCAAATTAGTAGCCAGATTGTTAATTGCTTGTCCGTTTCCTTGAATTGCGCTCATAAGTAGCTCCCTTCCTGCATCATTGTTAATTAAGTTAGGGATACCGGCGCCAGCAAATCCACCACCGTTACCGCCATCTCCGTTGTTTCCCCATCCGTTGCGTCCGAAAAGTGGGAACAGGAAGAAGAGGAAGATTATCCACATGAACCATGAACCATCACCGCCAAATCCATTGTTGTTTTTTCCTTGCATAGCAACCAATAAGTTTGGATCAATACCTTTCTGTTGCAATAGTGGGGCAAGCATAGCCATCATTCCACTACCGCCACCATTCCCGCCTGATTCCGGGAAAACGTAAGTTTTTGTTTCACTCATATTAATATACAATTTAATACGGTCGACATTAACCGCATCACAAAAGTATATATTAGATTCAGCCTAAGTCAGCACTCATTTTCAAGCGATTTGCGAATATTTTGCAGATATATTGCAATCATTTTGTTTGTATTTTTACGGCTTTCAAAAGTGGATATAAGATAGCGTATACTGGAAGATGTCTTATGAAGTAGAGCGGCTATCTGTTCAGGATATAGACCGTATTCAGTAAGGAAGAATACTACGATAGAGCGGGCATCGACAACCTCGGTCACTTTGCTTGATGAAAGGATTAGTTCAGTAGAAACTTCTGTTTCTTTTCCTACAAGGTTCAATATTTCGGCAAAAATCTCTGACTTACACATGGTAATTAATTTTTTTGTTGTACTTTTGCCCTTGCCAATCAGTACATATACCAAAAGAACAAAAGCATACTTCGGAATGTTAAGGATATTATACCCCCTGACACAACCGATGTATGCTTTGGTGTATTAAAGTATTGATTGGCGTCAACTTTAATGTGTCGGGGGTTCTTTTTACTCTACCCCCAAAAGAGCTACATTTGTTATGATAACCGGCCTTCTACTTTACCGGGTAAACTTAGTGCTTAGTATTAATTAAAGTATCATTTTATCCTCCTTTCCTTTAAAACCTTTTTCCGTAGGAAATTGTTATATAAGTGAAACTTAAACTTTTCATACCGGAAACGGTCTGTGAAGATAGTGCCGGTATTACCATATAAATAAGTTATAACTAACTCCGGCTCCTATGTACCAACCACCCGGATAACTATATCCTGCCTGCAAACCTAATCCCCATCGTTTCTTATTCTGTAAAGGTGGAAAAGTAATAATTTTATTGTCTCTGTATATTTCCATAGAATCAAGGTTGGGATTATACCCACTGACTACCGCCCGGTAATCATCGGTCTTATACTCCTTACTTGTAATCGGTATTAGTACCGGAATTGAATCACCTTCTACGGTTCTATCAGTGGTAGTATCTATCAGGATCGGTAGATATACCGTATCGGTACGTTTTAGAGTTTCCCTTACCGGTTTGGGTATTGTGTCTCTTACTGTGTCCCGGATACGTACAGTATCTCCTTTAATGTTGTACACCGTTGACGGTTCGTGCGGATTACACTGCATCCACACGATCACGCCAAGCAACAGGCAGACTAGCATCCAAGGGAGGGACTTCATAGGATACTTTCGTTCGAGGTCCATTCCGGACTAGACAACAAAACATTTAAATCCTCGCCTTCATAGGTAGGATAAGGAAAAGACAGTTCTTCCGTTCCGTCATCAGCAATAGTCCTAATCATCTTATGAGGAAATAACGCAGCATAGTGCTGGCATTTCATCAAGGTTTCACTCTCATTTACGCTCTTGCGAGGAACAAGGTTACGCTTGTCTATCTCCTCCTGAGGGACCTCTTGCAAGTCAATTGTTGGGAATACAGTGTATTTCATAATTATATAATAAGTTTAAATTTATGCAAGTTTATTCATATTCTACAAGTGTTCCCGTTATTTGTTTGTCAGTCGTGTTGCCATTATACTTACAGTTAATTGCATATATTGAGCATAACTCATCAACCTTTAATCCTGATGCATTTCCCACCATAACACAAGAATTTATTATCCCTTTCATATCTGTGTGACCACTGGGAGTTGATAAATAGCCAATACCTATTTTATTATCTTTACAAATAGCGGAATACACATTAACTTTCGCTCCGTATGCTGGTGCGATACCACATTTGCCATTTCCTTCAAATACCCCACCATTAATTGTTCCTACGCATCCATCGTGGTGGCTACATCCATCGTCATTATTATACTCGGATATGCAATCATTTAGAATTGTTGTTCCATAACCATGAAAATTAAACCCATCGTATTTATTTTTAGTAGAATAACACTTGTTAAAGACAGCGTTTGTATTAATTACTTCAAATCCCATTAGGTTCACACTATTATTTGCTTGACAATAATTTAGTACTACATTATTACAATCAACAATTTTTAATACACTATTGCCTGCTGTATCAAATATAACCTCTTCAATGTGCAAATTATTGCAATTTGTAAAACTAGCGACATTATTATCTAACTGTGTTCCCCTTATTGTAATTACATCCCTACACGGAACCTCGTGCGAATATTCTTCGTTATTATCATAAGGCATAATTGTGATATTGTCCTTATTGACAATTGCAAATGTTTCATTGTAAACACCACGTTTAACTTTAATATTTGTACCTAAACTTAACGCTTTTGCAAACGATGCAAGTGCCGTTTCGATGGTTAAACCATCGTTGTTATCGTCGCCTTCTGTAGATACAAAAATTGTGCGATTTAAAACTTCATTCAATTGTTTTTGGATCGTTGGTACAACTCCTTTTTTTCGATAACTGCAATTTGTATTTCTGTTTGCTCATACCTTTTCCCAACACAGAGAAATTTATCGGTTATTTCAATTTCAAAAGAATATCTTCCTTCTACCGCCTTGTTATAACATTCTAATTCATGCGTAATTCCACTATATTGTAATGAAGCTTCGCTTATATTATCATCATTTCGGAACCCGCACAAAATTGCCCATGAGGAAGGCGCCGCACTGCCATGCCAATCAATACTAATTTTGAGTTTTTTACCGATATATTGTTCTACATTGATTGCATTATAATACCATGTAGTAGGGCTACCGCTATAATTTATAAGACTCAAGTACTCACCATAATACTTCCCAGAAATAGGTGCACCTAAATCTATTGTAATTTCTTCCTCAAAACCATAGATTTGTTTTTCCACTTCCTCAAATTTCCCATCAATCGCAGTAGCTAAAGTACCCCACTTTTGTTCGGAGTCTTTTGCTATATCAAATATCTTTTCCATATTATTCGTTTTTAATTAATGTTTCATTGGTTATTAAAGTCTCGTTGTCTAACATTGTCAAGTAGCTGGAGATAACAAGGTTTATCTTTTGAGGAGATTTAACTACCTTTCCCGTAATCTCGTAAACGCCATTGTCACCGGATATGGATATGTCACTGATAGCATTGCACGATACCTCCATTAGTTTATCAGAAGTATTTGGTAACGTTACAGTGATGGTAACCATGCTATCTACAGAGATATATTCTCCGGGATTAACAGAATAGGAAATTGAAGAATAAGGTAGATTACTCTTCACTATCGGTCTGAACTCCACCATATCCGGATACAGCGTACCCAGCTTGTGCTTCTTCAACTGACGCTCGATCAAGAACTCGGACATACTATAGGGGAAGAGCATTAAAGACCAAAGACATATAGCAGAATATTGTACTCCATTACCAAATTTACCTAATGTAATGCCACCCCCTGTGGAGATTGCATTTCCCTTAGGTATAACATATCCCATATATGAATAAGTAGACTGATATACTATCTTTTTATTTATATCTAGTGGAATATCAGTAGTACGTGATGCACCATAACTAAATGATATAGCATTAGAACCAGTATCCCAATGTTCTACTATAAATGGAGTTTGATCTTCAACTATATTAGAACTTATTAAAGGCACTTGATTATTAATAAGATTATTATATGCTCTATTCATAATCAAAGTATAATCCTTCAATCCCAAGTCTCCTACAAACTGCCCGAAGTCATTTACTCCGTCAAGGCAGAGAGCACCTGCGTGGGAAGGAATTTGGGTGATAGTTATTATGTTGGCTTCGTTCTTTACAACTTGAAATCCCGAAGTATTACTAGTTTGAGGTTTTGCAGTTCTGACATCAGATGGTAATGTATACTCTCCGTCTTTACCCATCGAATAAACATTACTTTGTCCGTTTGAATCATAATATCTATAAATCAGCTCTTGACCTTCTAATAAACCTTTTATTTGGATTTTAAAAGAAGGTATATCGGTACTATTGGTTAGTTCCGTGTTAGCAAATAATATCCATCCTGATAAGCCATTATAACTAAAACTAAAAGGAGAAGAAGTTATTTCTTTACTTTGAGTCCATATTCTTGTATCTGACAGGTCTGTCTCATACTTCCCAATGCCTGAATCCAATTTCCAAGCTAGATTGTTCAACTGAATATCCCTACCATTACCGGAAAAGTCAATCAGCTTATCGCCAAACTCTGCGTGGTTCTCGTTGGTGATTCCCTGCTTCTTGACATCACACAGTATATCAGGTTTAAGAGTTCTATCCAAGTTGAAGTAGGCGATTACTTGGTTGATTTGGTCGGTTGTCAGTCCCTTGTTGGCTATTACTGTCCAGTACCAAGCGACAGAGGAAAAATCACCCGTATTGTTACTGTTATTATATGAATATCCTTGAACGCTAAAATTACCATTAATTATAGTGTCTCTGTTGTCACCATTAGATGTATAATCATTCTTATCACCCAATATATTATTTATAACTAACAAACTTCTTAAATCAGAAGAAGTATATCCATATATTCCAGTCTTGCCATAGTTGTTTACAATATTACGGAAATAACCATTGGCACTTCCTCTTATGTAATTAGTAAAAGATACATTATTAGCTGTATCTTTAACCTGATGAACCATGCTAACTACCGTAATCTCATTGCTTCCTCCCAACATCTCCTGAACCGTCTTGGTGGAAGTAATCAGGTCGTCAATTCCGTCGGTGACAAATGCGCCTTCGAAAGAGGGGATTTGCTCGATGGTAATCTCATTATCGCCTGATATATAGGCAAAACCTATATTGTATGTTTGTCCATCTTCTTTTGCATAGCTTTTCGGAAGAGTGTTTATACCGGAAGTCAATCTTATTTCTGACCTAGCAGTATCATCAGGATTTGCTATATACCAATATATCAATTCGGTAACATTCCCGATGATGTTTACTTTCATTTCCTCAACTTCAATAGCTGCATGATTGCACAGCCTACCATTGAGTGAGATAGAGGCTTTGTTATGTTGTTTTTGGCTTATTCCTATAGTCCAATCAAAAGATTCGAAATCGGCACTATACTTCCCAAACCCACTATTAAGCTTGAAAGCTGCGTTGCTAATCACAAACGGATTGTCAGGGTCTACCAAGTTTTTGATAATAGCCCTGTCCGGATCGTCGTTGCTCTTACCATAACAGATGCACACAGCTTTCAAGGAGGCTAAGACTTCCGGGTCGATGTAAGGACGGTCGGAAGCAGCTCCCGGAACTCCCAACTTAATCGCATTGATGCGGATAGGATCAAGCCCTATCCGGTCAAGCCTAATCGGATTTAATCCTATCGCTCCCATTATTCTTCTGATTCAAAGTATTGAGCCTTGGTTGGCTGCGTTTCACATTCAACCTTGATGTATTGTCCGGGTATAAGACCGACAACGGGACGGGCGAAATTCAGAGTAGTGAAATTTCTAGTCTCTACAACGGAGTATTTTTCTCCATCATAGCTTATATAAACAGCCAGCTTCCCGGATTCTTTAAACTCTAGCTGGAGCCCAATGGTTTCTGAATTTACCTGTATGGGATCGCTTAGGTAACGTTTTTCTGCGATCTGGCTAAATGTAATATCTGTTGATTTCATGATTGTTCCTCCTATAAATTATAATTTTAAAACCTGTTTTTTCACATTGCAGCTATCATAGCTAACGTGAACCCATGAGAAGTTCTTCTCATCTATCAGCTGCGTAAAAGGAAGTTCAAGTTCTTGTACGAGATTGAATAGCCTTTTGTTTTCCGATTTTGTATTCGGAGTGCCAACTATATCGGCTGCCATTCCTTTCATGTGTTCGCTGGTCTTACTTCCTCCTACAGCCTTGTTTAATGCTTCGCAACGGTATCCGCTCGTTACAGTGATAGGTTTGCCATAGGCTTCTCGGAGAGGATCAAGAACGTTGTCTATTAAGCCATTCACATTACATATCAATGCTTTCGGCAGACGGTTGTCGATACCACGCCTATCTGCCGTTTCGCTCTTTACCATTTCGGCTACAGTGAAATACTTTCCCATATATCTTTCCTCCTATAATATCAATGTTAATACTCCCAACGCCAGACCCACGCAATCACAGATGATGTCTTTAATTGAAAACTCTGTTTTCTTGCAGTACTTGTCGTATACTTCCTTCAGAACGAAGATTACGACGGTTATAATGATTGCCAACCACAGTGGCGTATATTTCGATAACCACATTACCAAGTTCTGACAGACTATAATGTGAGCCATTCCGTCTATTCCGATCTTGGATAGAAGCTTGCTGGCTAATGCGCTGATTTTATTTATCATATTCATACTTTCTTTTTAGGTGGTTTAATTTGTACGTACCTTTTATGCGATTCCGGAACATGGAAGCATCTTGAACAATAAACAATACCTCCACACCATCTATATGAATGTCCGAATAATCTGCATATTAAATTCATACTTACTTCTCCTTTTCAATAATTTCCTTCACATCTTCCTTATCAACCTTAAACACCTTCTTACCAAACACGCCCAAAGCCCCGATAAGATTGATGTTAATCCCCTTTGGCTTCAGTATATTCCCAACTATCGAGCATCCCTCTATGAAGCATACCAATAAGCAGGAATACACATCTATCGGATATTCATTGTGACTTGCTACGCTAATCATGCAGACCATGCATACGAAAGCAAAGTAAGTTACCATCTTCCCCATAGTGGCACGGATCGCACGTGAGAATCTGACCTTTTCACCCATTAACATACTTTTCCTGACTCCGAATAGGAGATCGCAGAGAATTACCGCACACGTGACAATCAGCCACGGGACCATATTTTGCAATGATTCGGCAACAAATGCGGTAGCTATTGCGGCAAATCCTCCGGTTGTGGTGTGTACTATTGCTTCTTTCATACGATACAAGTTAGATAAACGGTTAACAACGAAATTACCTCAATCCAGAACATCGGCTTTCTCTTTATGAAGTCGGAGATGAAGTTACCGTTCCAGTGCTCACTCATGGAGATAACCATGTAAGCGATGAATCCAGCCCATAACAGTAACCAATACCAACTATTGCAACCTACCCATATCTGGGAAAAAATTAAAGACATGGCGGCACCGATACAGTGAGGAATCTTTTGTTCTGTTCGAAAATTAGGAGATACACCTAATACAATCATTCCGACAACCGAAAGGAATACAAGAAACCGGCTGTTTTCCGTGCTTGCTTCAAATGCTGACGGAAGAAGCAATACACCGGAGCCGATCATACAAAGCCCGAACCAGAACTTATGCGTCAGGGCATAGTAGGTATCACTGATAGAATACGGGATTCCCTTCATCTTCTTTATCATTGCAAAGACGTAGCCGGCAATGAGGATGAACGACATTAATACTAGTAGAATCATAGCTTTATTTGTTTATAGTTTATATAATTATTCTTCTTGTGATAGAGCATTGATAACCGACAAACGATCAATAGCCCGAACAAAAAGATTTGCATATTTCTTTAATGAATCAGCCTGTTTGGGAGTCAATTCCACCTCTCCATTTTTATACATTTCTCTTGCAAGTTCAAGCTCTCCAATATCGCCCGTATTTTGATAAATTGCATTGGCGAATTTCTGTGATACATCGATGGTACTCTTATTCCCTTCGAGATCGGTTAATTCTATTTTTCGAAAGTCTATTTTCATATAGGATATAAATTATTAACTCCAGAATAAGTATCAGCTGTTATAAACGCTTTAGCACTCCATGCATCCATTGTTATTGTTGTAGACAATCTATTATTTGTTACTACCCTCTTTGCATATTCTGAAAAGTTAACAATAACTAGCATCTTATACATAGGAGAATCGCATATACGCAATACATACTGTCCGTCACCCTGCATGACTACACAATCAATAGGTTGTCCCGATTGTGGATATTTATGGTTCCATAAGTCTGTACCATTGCCGTATATATGAGCATACATATCAGCATTTGCATTCCACAATATTGTAAGTGTAGTCATTTGATAATGTCCGAATTGTCCACGGCACCAAATGTCAGAAGCGTAAAATCTCCAGGCACGACTCTCATCGTAGTTATACCCCTGTTGGTATAAATCACCGGAAATCCAAGTTTTTGAGAAATCAATATTAAATGATGATGAAACATTATCACCTGAACCGGAAGTATTAAAGGATATCTTACCTTGTATATTTCCAACATTATCAACTGCTTGTAATTCTTTGAAAGTGCCCGTTGCCCCTTTTAATTTTGTCACTTCAAGAGTATCAACGTTAATAAACTCTGTCTTTATCTTGCCGGCTTCTATGAAAGTCTTTCCGCCTACGTTTATTCCACCGGTTTCTGGAAGAGATATTTTACCGTCAGATGTTAGCTCGACACCTGTAACATTATGCTTAATAGAGCCTTCAGTCATTATCCAGCCCTTCGTTTTATCTAAGTTTCCAACAAATATTCCGGAAGAACCGAGAACATCAATCGTCGCATTCTGCGCAAGAAGGACGTTTGTTGCTATGTTCTCGAACTCGCTGAACTCTTCCCACTTTGTTGAGTCAAAAGAAGTTGTAGACGTATGAGTGATCTTACAAAGTTTGTTTTGACCGTTATAGATTACTGTGTCTATAAATGTCTCATTTCGGTAATACTCGGTATTGGTTTTCCATACTCCACGAGGGCGGAGCATTGCACCGGGTAATCCTGTATCTCCCTTGTCTCCTTTATCACCTTTAATTTTACTCCACTTATATTTTGAAAATACGGTGCTGTCTGCCTCTGTAAAATCCACATATTGACCGATCCATGCTCCGGGAGTCTCACCGTTGTTAGCTGTGAAGCTACTACCATCGTCAGAATATTTAATATGGAGATAGCTGGCTTGCCCGTTCTCTCCATCTATACCGGGTATACCCTGCTCGCCTCTTTCTCCTTGTGCACCTTTAAATCTAGCCCATGTATATGATGTATATGAAGTTGGAGCCGTAGGGCTTGTAGTAACAGCGGTACCGATATAAGTATTGGGAGTATCCGTCATCGGGTTACCGTTAGAGTTTGCCGAGTACTTGACATGAAAATATGAAGAAGTACCCGGAATACCCTGTGAACCCGTAGGCCCCCGTTCTCCCTGCGGTCCGGTAGCTCCTTGAGGACCTTGTTCCCCTTGCTCACCCTTTATCTTAGACCATTTGTAATCAGAGAATACATTACTGTCATTTTCCTCAAAGTCGGTATACTGTCCAATCCATTCCCCTGAAGTTTCCCCATTATTGTCTGTAAACGTTTGGCCGTCATTTGAATACTTAATATGCAAGTAGGAAGTCTTTCCATCTTCGCCATTAATACCGGGAATCCCTTGTTCACCTGTTGCACCCTGTAGTCCTTCAAATCTGGCCCATGTATACTTGGATGGATCATTACTATCCTCCTTAGTAAAGTCTACATAAGTACCGATGAACACATCTGGCGTTTCTGTCATTTGGGAAGCTGTAGGATTCTGGACGGGAGAATATTTTATATGAAAATATGATGTTAGTCCATTTTCTCCATCTTTGCCGGGTATTCCATCCTGTCCGGCTGGCCCTTGCAAACCTTGTAATCCCTGCGGTCCTTGAGGGCCTTCAGGACCGACTGGACCTTGTGCTCCCTGCTCTCCTTTGGAAGTATACTTCAACCAGTCAGTAGAAGAATCTGACGGCTCCTGCGTAGTCGTGGATTCAATGCAAATCCATGTGCTTCCGTTGTGGGTTACTTCGTCATAATACCAATACGTCCCCGCTTTCCATTCACCTTTGAAAGCCGGAACCGGTACTTCCGTCACACCATCGTTAGAAATCTGTTTGATCGTACCGGTCATGTAGATTCTGTTAAGATATGCACTATACCCAGTCATATCCATTCCAAACAGTTTCAGGTTAGACAAGTCTCCCAACTGCATGGCAATCATATCCTTTGTGATCTCCCAGTTGTTTACACCCTTAAGGAAACGGATATAATTCTGCGTGGAATAGCTGGACTTCTGGCGTTCTGCATTGGTGAAGTTACCATAGCAAACAAAGTGCATAGCCTTTTGAGGATGATAAGTATATCCGCTGCGGAGAACGTATTTAAAAGAACCATTATCCAGCTTTTCGGTGATCCGGAAATAGGTTGTCTGAAAACCTGTGTCATTGTTAAAGTTAGCCTTGCAAATATCATCCACTTCAACAGCTGCAACCTCGCCCGGTTCAAGCTTCAGGTAAACGATACTGTTATCTTCGTCCACTGATTCGATTATACCGCCTCCGGGTGCGTTCCATTCCTCACCCGTGATAACTGATACCCGGTTATATCGCAATTCCGGTACTTCAAGGAAATCACGTAGGCGCAACGATTTCGCATCTATATCTCCGGATGGGGTTATCAGCCAGCCAAGTAACTTTTCAGCATAATCAACAGAAGATATATTTCCGGAGAAAGCGGCATTATTGGCTGTAAGCTTATCAAGTACCTTTACGATATTGCTGCTCAATTCTGTTGCAGTTATCGTGTCCGTTACAATACCTTTGGTAACATTAATGCCGTTCAGAAATGAAATAAGCCCTAGGGCTGTGTCATCTTTCGTCTTACTTATAGCATAAGCTATAATCTCCTGAAGCACTCTCTTTGCGGAGAATACGTTTCTGTCAGACGGGATTGTCTTGTCATTAACCCCAATAACATACACACTCGTTCCACCGCCTCCAACGGCAGAGCCGGAATAGGTTTGTCCCTTGTAAGTAAGGGAATCAAGCTTGCTCTCTATCTCACCGATACGGGAATATGAAGCCGTCTCTCCAACTGTATAAATCGGGTGATCGTAAGGAATATCCAGCGGCCACTCGAAACCGATTATTCTTGATTGTCTGCCTTCCGGGAAAAATGCCTTATTTATCAGATTGATCTTAGCCCCGACTTCGTATGTACGGATATTACCCTTATTGTAGATGAAATCAGCATCCATCTCACAATCGTAGGTGGACGGGTCAATCATGGATTTCTTTACGTATTCCTTTGCCTTTTTGAGTAGATTCTGCTCTGCGTCCGGCAACATCTGTTCGGAGATGTATGCGGTATCAAAGCCGTAAAGGATATATGTGTCTGCGGGGACTTCTTCACCGTCCTCCATGTGTGCGGTTTGCGGATAAAGAACATCATCCGGAAGAAAGCGACCGTAATCCTCATTGCGGACAATTTCGAAGGTTGTTCCGGTGTTATCGCTTTCTACAATATTGATAGCAAAGTCCATCCCGGCAAGCTTGCCAGTTTGGAATATCATGTGAAGTTCCTCACCATCCAGCCTAAAATCTTCTGTAAAGTTCTTCAGTCCCGTATCTTTGAAATTATAGATCCGATATTCCTTATCGTTATCGTCTACCTTGTCATCGTGGATGACACTGGATATTGTGCCCTTGTATTGGGGATATTCATCCTCAAATATAACGATCTCTTCGATTGCCTCCTCTTCCGGCATTTCCACGTTACCCGGATCATTATAGCGTTCATCTCCGATGTTGATACGTTCACCAGTCGGGTTGTATTTATAAGCATCTACATAAGAAATGCCCTCCGGGAGCATAAGACGTTTCTGAACAACTCCGTTAAGGGTCATTTTCTTGTCATCCTTACTGAAGTAGTTATCGGGGACTTTACCGCTTATGATGTTGTTAATGGTGTACCGATTACCTAAAGAGGCGGTTACACCTTCCGGTAACTGGATAATGTTTGCTGCGTCACCGGTTAAAAGGTCGGGATTGTAAACAGCAGCAAAAGTCTGTCCGGCATTTGCACCGGAAAGGAATGTTACGGAAGTCGTTGCAGAAGAACCGCCATACACGTTAATATCGTATGTTACATACGCCTGAAAAGTCGATAACAGCTCGGAAGAAGCTGGAGCTGGTACATGAACGTATACCCTTACTTTTAAATCAGAACTGTTTTTGCCGATAACCAACGTGTCGGGAACCTGTATTTTAGACACAATCTCATATTGTTGATTTTGGGCTAATGAAACGGTCTGATTACCAATAATCACCTCTTTTGATTCCCCGGAAACATTATAGATATATGACGCCTTCAATATATAATCTCCTGCCGGTAGAAAAGCACGGTTCCCTATTTGCGGAACGGCTGTTGATATATTGATTGAAATTCCTCCCGAAACAACTTTATAAGAACCACCCTTGGCTGATGAAGCTAAAGTCTTATCAAGCGTCCATTCTGTATAAGAGGGAGTAAAAGAACCGCTGCCTTCGTTGCTACTAGCGGTATAGTCTTCCTTATACGTAACTCGTGACGGAAAGTAGTTTATTTTGAGCGGTCTTGACGTATCGGATATATTACGTCCATTAACCTCTTTTACGTCGAATATCAAATCTTTCCGGTAGCTGGAAGGAATGTTGCGGGTGGAGCCGAAAGCGTAGATACGGGTCGCATAAGTGGTCTGGCTGTCGCTGCGTGTCATGCTGTTGACATTCACATTTTCTGTGTCTGTCAAATCACCGGCTTTAAAATCAACAGGAGAACTATATTCACAACGCCCGAAGCAAATCTTATGATTCTCTATCCACCATTCACACTCCCAAGTCTCCGCCATCTGTGTGAGAGCGTCGATCAGATTTACGTTATCGTAGGAAACGAGCTTGGAAGTGTTTTCTACTGTGCTGTCAATGTCCCAAGTAAAATCCAGATCCCTGAATTTATATCCAAGAGCTTTCAGGTTATCCAGAAAAACATTTAAATGCTTGTCAAGGGTAGCGGTAAGATTCCATGCGGCTTCGCGTCCGGTGGTTTCCGGTGTATAGAAGAACTTCTTGTTCTTCCATTTCCAGTAATAAGCATCAAGGCGGAGTTCGTAGTCGTATGCACCTGTAGTTGTATTGTAGGTAGGCTTATACAAGTCTACTAACTCGAATATTCCCAACTCATTGTCTACATAGTCGCCTAGTTTGAAATAAACTGGATTAGAAAGGCTAAATAGCAAAGTGATATAATCTTCCTGCATCAAAAGGAAATGTCTTTTCGAACCCTCATTGATAGGAGTCGAAAAGCGAATGTTGCCGGATATGTCTTTGATGTCTATCATAAGTTTCGTATACCTTCATACGATGTTTATGCAAAGATAATAAAAGTGAAATAAACTATGCCACTTAAAACGTTAAATTGTACGATTTTCAGGCGATGGATTATATTCAACTAACTTTAGTGAAAACTTAGCTATGCCTCTCATAAACTGTGTGAACTGATTACATGAGAGATATACTGTACGGTACATAATATTAGGTTGGTACTTTGTCCTAATATTTAATATACCGGTAGCAAGTTCTTTACAAAAATTGTTGTACTTCTCGAAAAAATCATCTTCATCTTTAGCTGTGAGATGAATGGTCAAAGTAAGATTACGTTCGTCCATTTTAGGATTAGCGGTTATTATACGCTTTCCGTGTTCTAATCTTGACTTGTTCTCTATGAACTCCTTATTAGGTGCAGGGGTCATCAATGCTGATAGGGAAGACGTGTCCATACTAATCCCCCAGCTATCGTAGGAATCTTTGTTGTTTATAAAAAGCTCACCTTTAGGCATATTCTTATATTTTATAGTGTTCAATATCAACGAGTTGATAAACCTTTAGTGTTGACTTTAACCTCTGAAATATCAGCTCTTATATCATTCAAAAGTTTAGTATATTTAGTAATGTCCTCTAAATAACTGTTTGTTATAACGTGCTGATTGAGAATGTTGCTTAATGTTTCATTACCGGCAGATGAGATTCCTATAAGGGAATTAACCCCAACCACAACAGCTATCATTTGATTCTTTATTTCTTCTCCGGCAATTTGCAAAGCGGTGAAACGTCCGTTAAGTTCGTCGATTGAATCCTGCGACGCAGTGGCAAAGCCTTTCTTTGAGGCTTCTTGGGATGAAGAGGAAGAACCTGTATATCCTGTTATTTCAGCAATCTTATCTCTTTCATTTATCGCGTCTTGGACCATTGCATCGTATTCTTTTCTAGCATCTTCCAACTGTTGCTTAGTAAGTTTTCCTCCATTTTCCTTCATCAGTTTTGCAATGCCATTATACCATTCTCTCAATTCATCATCAAACAACTCTCCCATAGAGAAATTAAGTAGTGCACGTTGCATATATTCGGAGAAATCTTCAGAAAAGCTTTTAGCATCCTTATCCATATCCATTAATGATTCCAAGAAGTTATCTCTCAAACCATCAAAAGAAATTTGCATCAGAGACTCATTGATTTTCTCTGTTAACTCATCTAATTTTCCAGCTTGGTCGGCATACGCTTCAAGCTTTTCCATTACACGTTCTCCATATCCGCCTTTGCCGGAACTCTTAATTTGCTCATATATATCAGCATTACTAAGAAGCTCTCTCATTTGTTCGGGTGTTAGTCCCCATAACGAGTTAGTACCGGAGAAATTTTTATCCACATTTTCACGAACCCAACGTAGTTGTTCGTCATTCCATTTCATATAATATTGCCAGCTATGATGCGAATTGCTGTATCTAGCTTGCTCACGTGCTATTTTGAGAGTATTATCAATCTGTTCTTTTTGATATTTATATGCTTGTTCATATGCCGATATAGATTTGGAACCTGCGGACTTATCCATTACATCAGTTAATCGGTCAATCGATTTTTCTAATGTTTCGTTTCGGTCTGTTAATCTGTCGATCGCCTCTTGCACTTCTTTAGCATTGCTTCCGCTAATCTTGTTTATCAGAGAGTCAAATCCGCCAAAGGAAATAGCATTAAAAATATTGCTTACGCCATCCCGTATGGATTTGCCTAATGTGACAAATAAATCACCGGATAAAACATCGCTAAGAATTCCACTAACTGCATTGAATACTGAATCCAGCAAAGTTCCAACAAAATTACTAAGTCCATCCTTAAACACATCAATGATTGATATGATCCAACCGACAATCGGAACTTTATCAAGTTTATCAGCAAACTTTTCCATAGCTCCTCCGGCTCCTTTACCAATTTGCAACAATCCTTCGTAGGCATTTTTAATGCCTCCAGAAGATAACTTCTGTAATCCACTCGTTACATTTTCCATATTAGCCTTTAAAGCTGTTGCGGTGTTAGTTAGGCTTTGTTGCATTTCATTGGCAGCACTTGTTTGAGCTTGTACGTTCATAGATGCTGCATTTGCATTTTGTTGGGCTATCTCAAAAGCATTTTGAGCTGCTTTTTTCTCCTCTTCTGTTCCACTTTTTAACGCTTTGGTGTAATCATCTTGGGCTTTGGCTAACTTGTCATGAGCCATAGTCTCTTCCTCAATAGCAGCAAGACGATTTTGTTCAGCTAGTTGATATGCTTTTATGTCTTGACCTAACTTCTTGAAGTTTAAACCACCAGCTCCGCCTAAAGATTGCTCCATTTGGTTGATGGCATCGATTAATGCTTTTTGGCTGTCTTGGTCTGAACTTTTAAACTTATCTGTTTGGACGTATTTCTTTGCTTCTTCAAGTGCAGGTTTAATCATATCATTAAACATGCTCCCAAATTCACCAAATACAGTAACCCAATCTATATTGGCTTTTATAGCTTCGGTTTCCTTGTTTTGGATGGCAACGTCACGTTGCTTTTCTAATAACTTAACTTGCGCACTATTTGCTCCACTTTCTTCTTGTACTTTTTTTATCTTTTCAGCATATTCCTGTGCTATGGCAAATTTCTGTTGCTGGAATGTTCCATATTCTTTCAAATAATCATTTAAAGCCTGTTGTTCGGCTTTAAGTTGTTCCTTGGTTACATCAGCAATTGCTTTGTCTCTCTTGTTTTCAGCGTTGGTATAACGAGCGGAAATTTCAATAGACTGCTCCGAAGTCAACTTTCCACCCTGTCTTTCACTCAAATCTTTTTCTTGTTTCTTGATGGCGTCAAGTTCTTTTTGATAGTCAAGGTCAATCTGTTTTAGCTTTTTCTCTGTGCCTTCCTTCATAAGATTGATTTCCGCTTGTTGATTTTGGCGACGAAGCGACAAAAGTTCTTCGGCTGTCTTTTGTTGTTCTTTTTTTTGCTTGTCAGCAGCGGATTCTCGCTTGGAAGAAGAGTCATAGACTTTTAATTCTTTTTCTGCCTCTTTTAGCTTCTTAGTGTTATCTTTATAGGATTTTATAACGGAAGCGTCAATTCCTTCAAACTTACCAGCATCCAACATTTTTTTTTGAGAAGATGCTATAGAATTTAAGGCATCTTCAGCTTCTTTCTTTTGATCTTCCCAATATTTCTTATTGAATATAACAGGTTTCTCGGCCTCTTTTTTAGCTTGCTCATCAGCTTTTTCAAAATCTTCTAAAGCTTTTGTATAAATCTCAAGTTCTTTTTTAGCGGCAGTTAAATCTTCTTTTAGTGCACCAGTATATCCCCCTCTGTTTGTAGTTCTGATTATACTATTTTCTAGGCCTTGTACTTTTTGTTGTGACATTACAACTTTGGTCTTTAAACCAATACGTTGTTGGCGCAACATTTCATCTGTTTCCAGTTTGATTAATTCGGCATTTGTTTTTCTTTTTGCTGTTTCCCAATCCATATTTTGAAATACTTCAGGCATTAAACGCTGTAATTGGCGATATGCGATGAAGCGTTCTTCTATAGATTTGGATTCATTACTTAGAATATTGGATAGTTCTCCTGCTTTATTTTTCAGATCGTCGTAGTGGCTTTTTTGAGCTTCAAGAGCATTATTTGTTTCACGGATGGCTTTTTCTGTCTCACTTTCTGCAGTGGCAAGTTTATAAATGCCGTATGCCAATCCAGCGATAGCAGCTGCTGCTAATACATAGGGATTTTTCAGCATTGATAAATTCAATGCATCTTGCGCTTTTTTTGTCAAGACTAACCATCCATAGTGAGCTGTTTCTTTAGCTGTTAAAGCTGTAATACCTGATGCTTGTAAAGCTTGCAAGGCATTAGTTACCATTAAAGCGGTGCGATATGCCCCGTAGGTCCCTACGATTTCTATTAATATTCGTCCTACTTTCTCATAGTTTTCAACAAGATAGGAAACCCCGGATAAAGCATCATTAATAATACCTTCATTAGCTTTCCCTATTTCATTAAACATGGTAGAAATTGCATCCTCTATATTGGAAATCTGACCAGTGATTGTCTTGGACTGTTCTTGCATAAGGTTGTAGAACATTCCTCCTTCATTTGTAAGGTTCTGGATAACTTTCTGGACTTCTGGAAATCCTACTTTTCCTGCTTCAACTAAACTTTTTACTTCTCCTTCTGCTACTCCGAACACTTTTGCCAATTCGCGAATCATAGGAATACCACGCCCTGTGAATTGATTCAGGTCTTGTGTATATAGACGACCTTGGGTCATAGTAGTACCATAAAGATAAACGATATCTCCGAGAGGCTGGGATAAACCGGCAGCAATGTTTCCTAAACGTATTAAATCGTCATTTACGTTTTCAACATTTTCTCCATAAGCAAGAAGTTGTTTAGCTCCATTTGCTACGCCTTGAAGGTCGAATGGGGTAGTAGCTGCTGTCTTTACAAGTTGCTGCATGAGGGCATTCGCCTTATCTTCACTGCCAAGCATTGTTTTAAATGCGACTTCCAATTGTTGGAACTCTCCGCGAACCTTCGCAATATTTGAAATTAATTCTTTTGCCGTAAATCCTGCTCCAAAAGCTGCTGCAGCTCTTGTCATACGGTTAAACAAATCTTCAATGCCTAACCCGCTTTGTTCTATTTGTTTGGAAGCGTTTTTTACTCCGTTTTCACACTCGTGTAGTTTCCGTATAAAGTTGGAGTTGTCACCGGTAATATCGAAGTGTAATCCAGCCATAAGTCTTTTCGATAGAAATAGTTCCGTGCAACATCACACGGCATTGCAAATATACAAAATATGCTTCTTTGTGTGCTATATTTGTTATTAAAACATCCTTAAAAGTTTATTTTTTTATCTTTAATTTTGTTTGCATTGATGTATTAAATATATTTGCACATATACAACAATATAAATAGAGTAATGGATTTTAAAGACAAAATCATGCAGCTATCTGACAATATAAAGAAACAGAAAGATAGGATAGCTACAGAGGAAGCGACAAAAAATGCTTTCATTATGCCGATGATAGCTGCTTTAGACTACGATGTTTTTAACCCTTTTGAGGTTGTGCCTGAAATGGATTGCGACTTAGTAAAGAAGAAAGGGGAGAAGATAGATTATGCTATAATGAAGGATGAAAATCCGATTCTTCTTATTGAGTGCAAACATTGTAAACAAGATTTAAACTTGCATGATACTCAATTACAAAAGTATTTTGTCGCTTCTAACGCACGTTTTGGAGTGCTTACTAATGGTATAGAATATCGTTTTTATACTGATCTGGAAAAGGTAAACATTATGGATGAGAAACCTTTTCTTGTTGTGAATATGCTGGAGCTTTCGGACGCAGATATAGAACAGTTGAAGAAGTTTCACAAATCTTATTACAATGAAAACGATATTTTAAGTACTGCGAACAAACTTAAATACACGACAGAAATAAAGACAATCTTGAATAGTGAATTTGTTTCACCGTCATCAGATTTTGTGAAATTCTTTGCTAAACAGGTATACACAACAGGGCAAATAACCCAGAAAGTTGTTGAGATGTTCACGCCACTTGTGAAGAAATCAATGTCTAGTGTTGTCAATGACATAATATCTGACAGGCTTAATACAGCTATGAAGAACGATGAACAGGCTGATGATGAAGTTTTCGAAGAGGAAAGTTTGCCAGATTCCCCCCGACAAGATATAGGCGATAAACTCCCAGAAGGAGTTGTGCACATGGACAAGGACTCCGGTATTATAACTACACAGGAAGAATTGGACGCCTACAATATTGTGAGGAGTATCTTAAGAAAAAGTATAGATGCCGCACGTATAACTTATAAAGACTATAAAACATATTTCGTTGTTAATCTCGATAGCAGCGAATGGTTCTGGATATGCCGCATTTCCATTGGTGCAAGAAAGAAACGAATTGGGATACCAGTAGACAGGTACAAAAGCTGCGACTGGATTCAAATTGATAGCATAGATGACATATTCAAATATGCGGATAGACTTGAAGAATCACTTAAAATGGCAATAGAAAAGTTGTGAAAATTAAAACTCAATAATTATGAAGAAGAAAATTTTATTCTTACTAGCAGTGTTTGTGTATTCAATAATGGGGTTTGCTCAAGAAAAGAAAGAAGTCATCATTAAAGCTGGTACTGTTGTTCCTTTGGAAGCCATAAGTAATGTTAGAGCCTCTCAAGTACATGAAGGACAGAATATCGATTTTAAAGTTTCTAGGGATGTTATTGTAGATAAAATAGTAGCTATTCCAGCTGGCACTATAGCTAAGGGGATAGTGTATGAAGCAAAAAGATCGGCATGGTTTGGAACCAAAGGAAGATTAGGTATTAAACTACGTTATTTAACTCTTCCATCTGGAGATAATGTCAACTTTTCATCCTCTGAAGTATATATAACAGGGAAAAACAGAACTCCATTATCTGTTGTTATATTTTGTTGTACTTGCATTCCTCTTCCTTGTGGATCTAAAGCTGAAATGAAAATAGGTTATGAGTTTGATGCATCAGTAGCTAACAATACTACAATAACTTTAGAGTAATTATTTTAAAATTGTTCAGTTTTACCAATAAATCACGAGGATTTTTATATAACCCTCGTGATTTTTTTGCCTTCTATTTTTGCTTTTTGTTCTATTGGTCGTATTTAGTCCCATCTCATAGCTTTTATCTTTTCCATGTTTTTCGGGTCGTCTGCATTGACAAATGTCCTGTCATTGGAAATACGGGCTTCTTTCTTTTCTTCGTCAGTAAGATATACGGAAGTAATAGCATCTGCCATCAGCATTTGAAGAAATGAAAAACTAATTTCCCATACAATCTGCTGTGGAGTCATGTTGAGTTTTTCACATGCTGGTAATATTAAAGAACCAAATACGCTTTTACCGCCAAAAGTGATGGAATTGCCTTTCTTGTTTTTTATCATTGAAACTTTAGCTAGTTCTTTACGTTCCCGGTCAATCCCGAAATATTTGATAAACTCATCTGTATTATCTTTAGTAAGAACCATAACAAGAAGTTGAGCCATTTCTTCATTTGAAAGATTTTTCCTCAAAAACTGGCATCTGCTATTTACAATTCTGTTATTAAATAGTTCTTCTTTCTTGTTGAGTGTATGGTAAGATAATAGCTGGCAAACAATCTCTTTTTTTTCTTGGCATAATCTTAATGCTTCCATATATGGGTTTGCTTTAATAATATCAGCCTTCATATCAAGGCTTTCAATGAGCCTTGAAAGTAGATATGTTTTGCCCAAAGTTATTGGATATAGATAAAAATGTCGCTTATTGACCCGAAAGCCGTATGGTCTTTCCATTATGGTATCAGCGATATTCATTTCTATTATTTTTCTATTTTCGACCATATACTATTACTTTTAGAAAATAAAATGGCTATCTTCACAGACTGCCAATTTCAGACATGAAAACAAATCAACTCATGATTTTTAGAGCGGATTGATGGGCCTGCACCATCCCCTTCACTCTGGTAGAGCGACGCACGCCTGTGTGTGCTTAATCCGCAGGTGTGCATCCACCTAATAGATGCACGAGCCTCTATAAAAAATATACCTATTGTAACTTATCCGCCTATTCCTGGATTAGGAGCAACTTCAAACTTGTCTCCATCGCCATCTTCGTCATCCGGGTCACATTCAATTTTTGTAATAGGAGATCCTGTTGTAGGAGTAACAATAATTTTACCCCATTGGACTTGATTCTTATTAGCAGCAGATTTTAAGGCATCAAACGTATATGCCCAAACACCACCATCTGCACTAGTAAACGTATCTTCAACTGATACCGTTGTCTTTTCCATGCAAAATCCGGGAACTTCAGGATCTTCCGGTTGTAGTGCAACAGCATAATTGTGAGCAACTACGCCATCACTGTCGCTGATAGGTCTTTTGCGCCCTTTTGCCGCACGTATGTTGACTACTAGGGCATAGGTGTTTTTACCATACTTGACGTCTTCATTTTCTCCACCTTCAATTTTGGCTTCTTGCTTGTCGCCTTTTGTTGTTGTCAACTGTGTGGAATTTTCCACAGGTGTAGGAAGCTCTTCCCATTTGGGCGAAGTAGCATCCAGGTCTTTTACGAAAATTCGGGGTTTACCCCATCCGATTACTGCCATAGTTCTATATCACTTAATATAGTTAATACTTATTCGTTATTTATTTCAATATACAGTTTGTTATTGATGAAATGCTCGGTATGTCCGTCTTCAAAAGGAATGCCTGTGGAATTAGTTTTCTGACTGCATTTTGAAGGAACTGTATGATACTCATCTTTGCGTATAAAAACAAGGAACTTGCATAATTCACATAGTTCACCTACGCGTTGAGTATTCTTTTCCCACGATTTTGTTTCTTCATTCCATTGGTCACTGACATATACATTGACATTAACATAAGCTCTCTGGATCTGACCGCATCCCTCATTAGCAAGAACAGATATAACTATATCTTCCTTATCTGATTTATTGGGTCTTCCTCTGTCACTCAATTTACCAGAAACATTCTGTTCAAGGCTTGTTCCCTTAATCTTGTGGTAAACGAACTTCTGTATTTCAATGTCTGATTTCATTATTTAGCAATCTGTCTTTTTAGCTTTTCAAGCATTTGAGGAATTTTGTCTGTCGCCCATAATTCCGTTGATGCAAGTACGTCTTTATTATCCATCGCTTCTACATATTCAGCGTAATTCATTCCGGCAACAATGACAAGTACATAATCATTAGAATACCTTTTTATGAGTTCTTCGGCAAGGTCTTTCCCGGCTTTTGCACCTTCCTGACCTCCGGCTTTGACACGTGCTGTAAATGAAATTTTTTTGCCATCTTTAGTAACATATTCAACTTGTTTTGTATGGGCTGCTTTCCCCATGCTACTGTCAAAACCGTAGCTTGAAACTATGTTGCCATTATGGGAAATAATATATCCAACAGAACTTCTAAGATTACCGGACTGGTCAAACCAGCTCTTTTCTCCGGGACGATCTCGGATTCTTCGTACACATTGCTCTCCAAGATAAGCTAAAGCACGTATTGTTAGTGTTTCTACGCGTTCTGCTTCTTTCATTAAAGTCTTATGTATTTCGTCCAGCTTGCCGGATAATTTTATTCCCATATTTTAAACCCAAATTTTACACTGAAGTTGGTAACGATGGAAACCTTTTACTTCAAATTCTCTTTCAATTCCTCCGAGCAGATTTATTTTAACCCTGTCTCCAATAGTAAAGGTCTGACAATTACTTGGAAGACAAACCGTATATGAATAGCTTCTTACAACACCGTCTTCAAACTCCCTTTCTTCCGCCTTTCCGGAAGGTACTGCATCACAAGGGATTGAGCCCTTCCATTCAGATGAACCGGGATGATAATTTCCATTTTCATCTTCATAGCCAGGTACAGCCACTAGGTATTGTAAACGATGTGGATTTCTATTTGCTACTGCCATACTACAACAAACAATCACCCACATATACCATTGGTTTTGCTTCCAGTTCTACTGAAGGCTCACCAATAGTATTGTAGATGGAGTTAACACGTAATAGTATTCGTTCTTTGTCTTTATCAGACAAAGCCCCGAAGGACTTGTCTGCTTCAGAGAAATTGATAGCCTGAACCAAAGACCAAAGACAATCAGCTAGAGCTCCCTGATATTCGTTAGAATGAGCTATGTCGTAATTAAACTCATCATCACCATTGAGATTACGTTTAATCATCACATTCTCTACAAAACCGATAGGGATCGGATAATGTATTTCGTCTATGAGGGCTTGCTGAATTGTCTTCATGGTTTACGATGCTTTATGAGATTCAACCGCCTTTTTCAATGCTTCTTCGTCTGCGTCACTTAATCTGTTGACTGCTGCGATTAGTTTATCATCGGAAACGGTGGAAGTAAGGTTCTTGCCTGCAATCTTGTTATATTCCGTCACAAACTCCGGCTTTTTGTAAGTTGCTCCCCAAATTGTAATCTTAACATCAGAAGTATCTTTCTCTTCTTCTGTTGTGTCTACTGTTTGGGCTTCCAGTATATCCAAAGAATAGATTTGATCTACGTTTTCGATAACCGGCAAGCAGATAGCCTGTCCGTTTGTAAATTCCTGCAATGGGTCTGTTTTAGAGTAGCGGCTAATCAACTTATATTCGTCAATAGTAGTATATTCCACTCCATTAACGGGATTAGTTGCTTCAGCCAAAGTTCCCCATACAAAAGAACCTACATTATCAGCGGAAGGGAGGAATATAAGTTTGTTTGCATTCCACGGCTTATAAGAAACCCTTTTCCCATTCTTCTCATAGGTAACAGAACGGTCAACTTTCAAGAACGAAATGCCACCATATTGATCCGAAAACGCTTCATCAAATAAAGTAGATGTAGGAACCGGAAGTTTAGTATCATTATCAAAGGTTTGACCACGATAATTTGCGGCTAGTTCTTTAGCCCATTGAGATTGACGCATTTTGTTATATGTAGATAAAGCCAGCATAATAACTGAAATACTGTTACCGTCATCGTTAGCTTTACTTATAACTCTTTCAATATCATCTCCTGTAACTTCACCGGTAGTAACAACCCCAAAGCTATGTTCTGGTAAATAACCATAATCAAAACGGAGACCTATACCAGTATTTTTATCATCGTCACCCTCAACAATGATGATACCATCGGATAGTCCTGTAAGGAAATTTGCTTCATTTCTCTCATCAATACCAATAGAGCAAGCTGTTCCATCGTCCAACATACGAGTGATTATGCGGTTAAGAACAGATTTCTTAGCTGCATCCGTGCTGGCGTTGGATAAATGAGCTCTCATAATGTTGATAGCATTAATTTGAGTCTCTCTTAGAATCTTTTTAATTCCGATCTTAGGCAATTCTCCGTTTGACCGTGCGATAGAATCTCGCTTTTTAGGTGAAAGCGGAGAGTCCATAGCCACCATATCAGCAGCGACATGCGTAGTATTGGCAGATGTGCCTTCCCATTTCTGATCGGGGGAGTACACTTTAGTAAGCATCGTTTTGTGAAGATAGGTCAATGTCTTGTTTGTATCATTGATCTTTTCTTTCACATACAGGCTTAATTTAGGCCATATTCTTCTTACAAATTCAATAAACAATGATTCATTCATCTTTCACCTCCTTTTAATCGTGTAAAAAAACGAGTTGTGGCAATGCCGTTTTTAATGCAGCTTTGATGCTGTCAACGGAATAAGGACTTGCCACATCATTAACTTCACCAGCATACATAATGCCTACAAATGGTTTGTCGGCAGGTTTTGAACAAACAACTACGCCAACATATTCATGATTGGATGGTAATGAATCGTAAGCTGTACCTGCAGAATTAACAGGCATCGGCTTATAAGTATCGTTCTCTGTATCGCGGATAACGATGTGCCCGGCTTTGATTACAGACTGCTTAAATCCAGTCATGTCTAACGTCCGGCCATTCATAATTCCGCCCAAATAGTTACGAATAACAATCGAATCCATTCCGGTTAGGATTGTTTCTTGTTCGTTGACTAAATCAGCTTTTGCGCCCATTTTTAATTTGTTTTTGATTAAAGGCCTTTAGCTATTGCTATGACCTCTTCGTCAGTTAATACTTCATTTTTTTCTTGTTTCTTACTTCCTGCACCTGGAGGATTCCCCAAACTAGATAGTCCTGCGTCGGCACGTTCTTGGTTGTAAGATTTCAAATCTTCCTCAACTTCGGAATAGAATTCTTCAAACTCTTCATCATTTTCAAACTTCATTTTATTGAAGGATTTCAATGTGCGAGTTCCGAATGTACCAGCATCTTTTAAAAGGGATTCAAGTTTTTCTCTACGTGTAGTGGTTACTTTTTCACCTTTTAATGCTGCAATTTCATCATTCAGTATTTGTACTGTCTGAACCAAACCTTTAGCCCATTCAGGGGCATCATCATTCTTTCCTTTGTTTTGGGGATTTTTTTTGTTTGAACCCGGCTGGCGATTAGTGGAATTTGATGACTCATCGTCATCGTCGTCATCGGTTTCATCGTCGTCATTCTTTTTACGGTTTTCTTCGATTACTCGATTTGCAAAAGACTGGCTGACTTGTAGGTAGGGGAGAACCGCATCAATAGCTGTATCAATTTCTGCGTTTACGTCCTCATCGGAGGCATCGTCTGTGGAAGTTAGATTGTCGGCAATCTTGGCAGCGACACTCATCAATTCCTTTTTATTGAACCCGAACGCCTTCACTTTCGGTTTCAATCTCAACAATACTTGTTGTTTTCTGTCCATTGTACAATGTTTTGGTTACTAAAATAGTCTGCGAAGTACGTATACCAGCAGACTATTCGCTTAGAACTTTACCAAACAATAGAGCAATGAGTTTTTACGACAAGTTCTGTGGCGTACGTCTTCATACGCATCTGATACAAAAGTAGTAAAAGTGGCGTAAACTCAATCACGTTTAGTGTTAAAGTATATAAAAAGTAAATGTTTGGATTTGCCTGAATGAGAGGTGTTTAATTAGGCTATTCCTTTAGGTATCTATATGCTTTTAGGTATTTGTTTAGTCTGTAAATATCTTTCTCTGCAAGTTCGTTCAAACGTGTTATATCCATGTTGTCTTCCAAGTCATGCAATTTAACTTGTCTTCCTATAGGGTTAAGCTTAGAACGTTTTATAAAATCTTCGTAACTTTCTCCTTTATTACGAGTAACTGAAATAATAGCATCAACAATATATTGTGGGAATCCTCCCATTAGTAAAAAATCAGCGGTAACTTCAGTATCTTCTATCGTATCATGCAGCAAAGCAACAATCCTTTCGTTATCTGTAGAACATTTATTTGCGACGCGGATAGGATGAAGTATATAAGGCATTCCTGCTTTGTCAACTTGATAAATATGCGCATCTGTTGCTATATGAAGCGCTTTCTCTAATAAAGTACTAATATCTGTCATATTCTGATTTTGAAATTTCTTTTCCGCCAAGAATTATATTACAAACTGTTTTATTGGATTGTGGAATTTCTATCTCGTTACGCCCACGATGTTTTATATACGATTTTGTTTGACCGTTATCGAGATGTAAACGGATAACTGCTTCCTCAAAATCGTCAAGTAAATAAACCGTTTCACCTGACTGTAATTTATTATATAATTCCTTTTGGTTCATTTTTATATGTAAAGATAGTGATTTTTATTGGAAATGACTATAATATTCAATTGATTTTTCAGCTATTTTTTGTGCCTTTTTATCAGCTTTGTCTAATACTCGCCATTCTTCATAATATTTATGTCCTAATCCTCCTTCCATACCTGTTTGCTTCTGTATTTCTTTCCAACGTTTTTCTCCAAGAATTCTTTTTGCGTCTTCCGGCTTTTCTTTGGCATAAATCATACGTTCTGTATTAACTTGAATTTCGGCAATTAATCCGTTAGATGTTTGGATATTGACTATATTGCCACTATATCCCATAAAGGATTCCGGTTTTTGCCTTTTCAGTCGTACAAACGAATCGCTTTCAGATAGTTCGTTTAATACTTGATCTATTTGTGATCTGGGGACTATAATTGTCGTCCTAACTGCGTCTTTTATATCGTATGGAGTTATACCTTCCGTTGTAACCTTTCTTGTTATTGATGAGATGCTTTTGTAATTGATTGGCGTTACAAATCCTTTATTCTTTTTAGCTATGGATTCCGCTAAACTTTGTACCTCATTCCCGACTAAAGAAGCACGATTAACAAGCTCTTTAGCTGAATTCTCGGTATTTATATTTTGAACAATTGATTTGTTATCTCTCAAAAAATAAGGTAGGGTGTTTCTTTTCTGGGCTTTCTCGATCTTTTGACGGTTTTCGAGTACCCATTTTTTGAATTCGTCAGGAACATCCTTTACTTCATTTATACTTTCTGTGGAAACATCGCTTCGTCCATCCCATTCCCAGAATTCTTCTTCTGTTTTGAGGATAGGAACTTTATAACATAAATCATTCGGATGCCATCCTGTCCAGGTGAAGTCTTTAGGATATTTACCGGCAAGTGTGTCACAAATGTCTCCATGTGGCATACGACTATGATGAGAAGAACTTAGTTTTATTTCATATCCGACTACGAAATCCATTTGTTTCCATCTTTCGTTTTCGGCTGTTCTATAAGCCATGTTTATTTCTGAACGGGCTAGACGTATGGAACGATACTCACAATCTTGTATATGTTCAGCACTGCCATATCTGTCTTTGTAATCTTTTTGCAGTAATGGGAAATCAAGAAGATACTTACTTATTTGCTTACTCAACGTAACAGCACTGGTTCCTTTTTGAATAGCGCATGAGATCGCAGCCTCCAGTTCTTCTTTGTAGATCATAGATTGCTGCCAGAGTTTTGCAGATATATTGAATCCTTTATCTTTTCGGTTCTGGAATGCTTTCAAAGCATCTGAATTTGTTTGATATAGTATTTTATATTTTTCTTTGTCAACTTGGGCGTTATATGCTTTTAGTACTTTGTTTGCTATTAAATCCTGCGCTTCATTACTATTCTTCCATTCTTCGGTAGTACCGCGATAGATAGTTGCATTTATATCCTCTACAAAGTGCTTCTGTATATCGTCAATTTGCTTTTTAGTTTGAGGGTAGTCAGACCATTTAAACGGCTTATCGCTATCAGGGGAATATTTAGTACGTGAAACGGCTTTGGCAGCTTCCAAATTCAGGGTATCGTATATTTGCTCAACGAGGGCTACATATCTGTTTAATCTCCCGTTGAGTTCTTGGTACTTCTTTTTCTGATTTGGAATCTTGGGTTTTGCCATTATTTCATTTGCTTTTTCTTATCCTTGTCGTCGGTAGGGTAGAGGTGGTGTTTTACTATAATCTTACCACAGATAGGACAATCCTGTACTATGTATTCCACTGTGACTACTCTAGTATGCTTTTTCATATTTATTCCTCCGAAATTCTATCAGGTGCTGGCATCTCCAATAATCGGATAGCTTTAATTGTTTCCTTTCCCTCCAATATCGCTTTACATAAACGATGGTAGCCATCAGCAATTTGACCTACTTCGTCAAGGATAATAGGATATTCAAGAGAACATTGATTCACCCGTTTGCATTGAAAAATGAAACTGTGAAGCTGATTACATTCAAATGGTTCAGCTGTAAGGTCTATATTCCATAGCGGCATATCAAGCACTGGGTATTCTTTTGCCTTAGCAAAATCGTAGAGTGTTTGAGCTTTCCAGATCTTGTCTCCACGATGATATTCACTTTCGCTAAAAGTTATGTTATCTATAGGAACCTGCATATTATTCTTTTTTTATATATACTTTGATTTCACCGGTAACATGGAGTTCATCACCAACTTTTTCAACGGAGTATTCTATTAGCCCCCTCTGGTTGATTGAGCTTACAATTGATTGGAGAACTTCATCCTTTACTTCTTTGATGAACATTTCATCTGATTTTCGATTAGACCAACCTTCATCAAGTTTCTTCTTTTTTCGGTAATCCTTGATTTCTTTTTTAGTTCGGGCAAGGCAGATACCAAGCTTCTTTGCTTCGTAGTTATCAACTCGTTCAATACTACTCAATCTTTCTTGTGGATTGATTTTTTCTGCTAATCTAATAAGCCAGTTTGATATTTTTGTCTTCATGATTTTAAGTTTTAAGCCAGCAGCGTAAACATCTGCTTACGCTGCTTTAACCTTTTTTACAGCTTGGCAGATAGGATATTGTACAATTTCCCAGTCTTCTGCAAACACATCACTGATGGATGGTACCCACGAATCAGCACGTCCCGTATTTTCGTTATAGATAAGGCATTGGCTTGTATAGTCAATAAAACCTTTTCCTTTCAGAATAAGGTCTTTTGCTGATTGAGGAAGCGATTGCATCTTGGGAATGGTATCGCTTTCAATATGTGCAGGCACTTGCTTGAATACCGTCAGGCCTTTGCCGTTCCAGCCGTTTCTACGGATAGCCCCACCTTGCTTCAAAACTTCGATAGCATCACCGAAACACATAGGAGTTTCTTTCTTGACTTCTCGATATGATTCTTCAAACAATTCTTTGGGGGACCAACTTTCATAGCCATATTCAGCACGAGTGTGATATCCAAGCCTGCAAGATTCATGCTCTCCTATTTCACTTTTTACCAAACCTTTACGGTAAGCTTCGCCTAATGTCATAGGTTCTGCTTCAATCTGTTTTGTGCTAATGTACTTTTTCATGATAGTGTATTTATTTACAAATCAAACATCTTCCTCTTCATAAGCCATCTTTGCACTCATGACACCAACCGAACTTAGCATCCTGATAGAAAGCCCCTTTTGTACGTCAAGCTCAAAAATCATATTGTCATTGAATTGAGCGGCAGGATATTGATACAATAGCGCATAATCCATTCCTTCCAACTTTGCGTATATACTAAGTGTGCCACTCTTCTCTCTGTCTATCTGTATTACACATTTCCCAACAGAAGTAAACTCACAGGAATAGCCCTGTTTTTCTTTACTAAATTTTAGTACATCAGTTTTTGCCATAATATTTATATTTTAGATTGTTATTCCGGTTCTTCGAATATATTGCTTATCCTGCTTCTGGAAGCATCTGCATCTTCTTTTTGGATTTGGGCAAGAGTTTCTTGTGGATCAGTAGAGATACCTAAGTTCTTGATGGCTTCTAATTGGCTGACAACAGCTTTTCCACCACTTGCTGTAACCCATTTTTCTATTTCTGACTTTTCATCATTTTGGATAAATGGAGTTATGATGTGCTCAATCTCAACATTATCTACTTCATTTTTCCAAGAAACATTCATCATTTTCAGGAAAGCTTTGATTACGCTACATTCACGTTCAAATGCTTCTATCCATGCACCACTTTCATCTCCAACCTTTAAATGAGCGTCAGTAAGTAAAGTCTGCCTTGCATCAAATCCGATATTGCCAAGAGACTTCATGTTTTCGAAGGAAATATCCGGCATTTGTGATTGTGACCAGAACAACTTAACAAGGGTATCGACATGATATTTTAACGCCTCGATAGATTGTGCCCATGAAACATAGGACACGTCCCCGTTTTGTTCTACTCGGTAAACTCTACGGCTTTCTCCTTTATCTTCTCCTCCTTTTATGCTACCTGCTATTTTTAGGATAGGAGCGGAGTTATATGCTATGACATCGCTATTGCGTGAAAGGGTATATTCGATTTCTTTTCTGATATAGGAAAGACCGTGATAAATGGGAACAGGACGATAAACGTATACTCCGGGTATTTTCAGAATAACGACCGGCTCTGATTTAACTAATTCCCAACCGTTTCCCTGTTGTTTCCATTTATAATGAATGTTTGCCGTGTATGTCTCGAAATACGTAACTTCTTCATTTTTGACCTTTTTTGTGTATTCAAAAGACATTGCGATCATATCGCCAAGCTCATCAAGTAGAGGGTATAAGCTAACACCGTCCATTGGTGAGTAGGTTTTGCATTTTAGCTTATATTTACTTTTAAAGCCGTATAGAGTGTTGGGATTCTCAACTGTGTACCAAATGGTGAACACTTCGCATGAAGCAAAGTAAGCATTGCCTCGCTTAATATTCTCACTGTCAATACGGGCATACTTATATATCGCTTCAATCGCTTTCGCAATACTTTGGCGGGTTTCATTGTCTTCTATATTGTGATATACACGTTTAACCGGGATAGCGAACATGAATTCAGTCATTCGCTTGGTGAGGAGTTTTTCAAGTCCGATGTAGATACGGGAAGCTTTTTCTGTATCTCCATTAGATCGGATCTTATCTTTACGGGTAACTGTGTCAGATACTATATCATGTTCTGTTGGTTCGTAGTCTTTGAGAAGTTTATCCCATGAGGGGACTGTTACAGACTTTTCTTTCAAATCGTTGATTATGTTATCAACGGGCCGCGTACTGTCTAAGATAGAGGTGATTTCGTCCATTTGAGTAGAATATTACTTAATATTCGTTTTTACTTGGTGCAAATATAATAAAAGTCGCGTAATTTATATCACTTTTATTTATAAATATCCAACTAATTTGATAGCTTCATGCATGTAATAAGGGAAATTAATGACAGCAATCTCACCAGAATATCCACAACGCCATAATTCAGCCTGCCAATCTTGTATATCATCACGTTCATCAATATTGTACTTCTTCATTAAATCTCTTATGATAGCGCAATCCTCATATCTTTCCATAACTTTAGCAGAAGAATAAAGATTGAGTAAGACGTATTCTCCATAAAGGAGGAGTACTTTTTCAAATATATTAAACCGATTTTGTGTCATATCTATCTTTAAAAGTCACACATTATAGTATATTTAGTTTGCAAAATCTTTAGGACCTTTTCTGTTACATGAATTATATCTTCATTATACCTTCTTACGTTTCTGCCATATCCTTGTATGTCTTTGTTTATCTTCTGGCGGAGTGTAGTACTTTTAGGCAAACTGATTTCATAGAAATTGCCATCAATTGAAGTTATCAACATATCAGCTTGCTTCTTTTGACAATCCAATTCTGTTTCTTTGTATTCACCTTTGGGTATGAAATTAGGATTGGGTACTAAGTAGCCTTCTGCTACTACATTTCCATTTATATCATATACTTTCATAATCGTGTGTGCTAATAGAAAAACATTTTACAGTGGTTATTGTACAATCTTGATCTCAACGGGCTAGGGTTGGCGAGCCAAGCAAAATGAAAATTTAGGCTAATTTCACACATTACGTTTTTATGGTGAATCCATTGTTCTTTTGTCATAATCGTATATTTAAGCGTTGATACCAATTGCATTTCTCATAAAGTTACTCGCTTGCTCTACTGACATATTCAGTTTTTTCTGAATCAGAAGAAGCATACAATTAACTTGTTCTTTCGTATCCAAATTACCTTGTACAAACTCTGACATGATAAATTTTTCTATTGTTCTTTGTTGGATAATTGTTGCTTTCATTAAAACCTGTTTTAAAGATGAGTATATAAACCTGTCACTTGTGTAAACACTTCTTGCAACTGTTCAGAATAAATATCGCTCGTAAAGTAGATCTCTTCAGTTTCAGAGAAAGAGAAGGTCCTTTTGTTGAATTTCGAGGATTTGATGAATTTCATAGAATAAACATCCTTACCTTCTTCATAAGTGACGATTAATTTATCCGCGCCAGATTTGTTCCTGCTCAATTTAATAATCTGCTCCATGTTGCCAGATTCATTTTCCATATAACCGGTAAATTCTGAACCCGTCATAACTACAAATTTATGTCCACCAAGTTGTTGGTATAGGGACAACATAATTTCTTTTATTTGTTCTTTTGAATGTTCCATTGTAATATCGGAATTAAAAAGCTGGAAGAGTTTCTGATTGACCATTTGCATAAGCGAAAATTTGTGCTATTTCTTTAGCTAATCTTCGACTATGTTCTTTGTCACGGCCATCGTATCCATTTCTATTATGTTTTTTGAGTTCTTCTCTTGCATTAGAGAGTGTTGTTGCTGTTTTCGTACAGGGATTTGCATCAAATTTAGCTTGGGCTTCATCAAATTTAGCTTGCAACTCTTTTTCTTTATTCATCCATTCTTCTTTTTTCATTGCTCTTATGTTTTAATTGTTAGTATTATTGGTTTCTTTTAGTATTGTAAAGATACTCATTATCAGTGAGTTAACCAAATATTTATTCAATTATTTTAGGCGTAATTCGTTCATAATCAAATATTTAACTTTTGCTATAAAACAAAAATGGCGCCGACTTTCACAAGCCAGCGCACATAAGAGCAATGAAAACACCAAAAAGAAGTGTTTTCAAACGCAAAGGTACTAAAAGAAACACAACTACAAAAAATCTTTGAGCAACTCTTCATCACTAATAAAGTTGTAATCTCTAGGATAAAACGTATTCGCTAATGCGTCCATATAGTCAGGAGAACGTTTGATACGTTTCTTGACATCTTCTTTAGGCTCAATGATAATCTTTCCATTACTAAGGAATTTCCATTTGGTTTCGGTAGCTTCCTCCATTAGTTGATCGCAGGGTGGGAGAGCAGCTCCAAAACCATTTTTAGGATTGAGCCAGTCACGTAAAGCCCAATATAGGTATGCTCTCATATTGGCAAATTCATATTCGCCAGTAATATCGTGTAAGCCATCTGCACCTTCGGAATATTTACAAGAAAAAGCATTCCTACACTCTTCTTCTAGTAGCCTGGAATATACTCCAGCTCCTTCACCAATAGTATCAATAAACGCTTTTGCTCCTTTCTTCTTCAGGTAGGGAATCGTCATACCTACTACGTGCATGTGATCCGCACGTCCGGCAGATTGATGAACTTCAAATTGAGAAACGTAGTTACCGTATCGCGGACAAAGCACACTATTATCGCGTCCCATACCGGCAACGTCAACACCTAGCTTACAAGATTTGGCTGGGATGAAACCGCTTGCCTGTAATTCCTGCCAATTCCTGTTTGCTATTTCTATCCATTCATAAGGAATAAGCACATCTTCAGAAACTTTCGGGAACATACCAAGTACCTTGACGCGAAACAAATCGTTAGGCCGGTATAGCTTACCTTCCCAATTGAAATCGCCTTCTCCCTCGTTGAAATCTGTTCGCTGAATGGGGGAGCACCAATTTATCACCTTGTCCTTAACCCATTCATAATCCACTTGACCGGGTATTACTATTTGCTTCTTTACTACATTTTCTGCATTTAGAGAGCTAAGTCTGAATTTTGCAAAACGGTCAGACTTCATGGCACGAGCTGCGTAACCAGTAGTAACATTAGGATTGAACACTATGAGAAAGCGAGAATTACCCTGTAAGTTACCCTCAATAGCGTTGTAAGTCGCTTCTGATATACCGGAAGCTTCAGTAACAACAAACATAGTATTTACAGCGTGGAAACCAGACCAAGCTTCCGTATTGTCGTCACCAGCTTTAAACCCTGTTAGGAACCACTCTTCGTAATCAGTTTTAATGCCGGAAGACAATAAGCGTCCGGGCAAGAACCCTGCATTTCTAAATAAGCGGGATATTTCAGGTATCATGATATTTTGAACCTGACGGGCTGTAGGAGCCGTCATGGCAATCTTGGTATTCTTGACTAACTTACCTTCTTTCCAACGTGGAGTAAGATACATAAAACACATAGATGCACAAGCCGCAATATAATCCTTTCCCCTTGCCGTGCCTGACGCTACAGCAGTCATTGGATTATGCTGAACGGATTGAAGAATGGCTTGTTGCTCTTTGTCTAACCTTGAATGAAGAACATCATGAGCGAATTTGCACCAATCCTCCCGCCATGCTTTCATGTATCTTATAGACTTGTCATCTTTGCTCATTCTTCATCGTCTGGCAATTCTTGCATTAATTTCTCAAATGGATTAATATTCAAATCTTGCTCTACTTTTTCAACGTAACCGCGATGCTTCATTTTAGTCTTACTTAACCAAATAAGCATGGTGTTATCTTGTTCCGTCAAAGCTTTAGCAAACATTGTCGTTTCTAGCTTATCATAGAAACTTTCTTCTACTTCTTTCCATTTTTCGGCAAAATCTGGATCATTCGATTTCCATTTATAAGCAATGGAGCGTGAGATTTCTACAGCTTCACAAGCTGCGGTAACATTCAGCATCCTTGCTTCCAATGCTTTTAAAAACTTAGCTTTCTTTTGCCTTGTATTAAGCCTGTACTTCTGTGCCATCTTTACTTCCCTCCAATACATTATTCACAATTTCCAACATTTTGCATATACTCAAAGCCTGTGCTTTGATTTTGTATTTCGCCTGAACTTTTGCGGATACTTCATTTAATCGATACATTGTTTCCATGTCCAATAAAGTAAGGTTGCCAAGTTCTTTTTCTGAATAGCAATCCAATGTTTCCATTAATTTGTCAAATGAGACTTTCTGTGTATCTACAAACATAAGAGTTACTGGAACAATTTCATTATTCGGCATTTCAACTGTATAGTTGATGTCTTTAACGCTTTCTAGTACTTCATTACTGATATGCGCATACTCTTTCAGTGCGACATCCGTTATTTCATCAAGAAGCTGTTTTATTATCTCTTGATCATCTTGACCGTTTATCGAATTTGCGCTTAACTGAATAGCCCGTATTTCATCATTGGAAATATCTTTTTCATTAATATACATAATATGACATGATGTCAAACCAGCCATATTTGCCGCTTGTATTCTATGGTTCCCAGAAACAACAGTATAAGTTCCGTTGTCATGTTCAACACAAAATGGGACGCTGCTTAACTGGCCATCTCTACGAATATTATTCACGAGTTGGTTAAACATGGATTGCTCCATAAATCTTGCATTCTTCTTTATCAACTTGATAGAAGAAAGCGGAACTTCTCTTATTTGAAACTGCTTCATATTTTTATTCTTTAAATTTCCAAATAAATCCTCCTGCTGTATGGTATCTTGGTCTTTTCCTACAGCACATACCAATATTGGCACTACATACTCCTGTTTTTCTTGATGCGTCCATAATAGAATTATATTCATTCAATAAATCACCATTAGAATTATATTGAAGAACCCTACGTACTTTTAGCTCTATCTTTATCTTCTTGGGAAATTCTTCTGATATTTTGCGACACCAATAGAAACTACCTGCATGGTACTGCTTTCCATTTATACATTGATTTATAGAAGTGTTTAGTACTCCTGTTATTCTTTCGGCTTCTGCACCAGAGTTATACTCTTTTAAGAAATTACCATCCAAATCATATTGTAAAACCGGAATAGAACAAATTTCTTTTGTCTTTATATTTCTATTTCCATATTGGCAATTATACTTATGTGTACAAAATTCCAAATTATCGACTGTATTATTATTTTTACATTCATCCTTATGATTGACTTCTGTAAGATTTAAAGGATTATCTAAAAAAGTTTCAGCTATTACTTTATGTACATAAAAACGCTTGACTACATTATTCTTGCATAAACACAGGAATAGGTATCCTTTTTTATTATCACGAGGTAGCAATATTTTACCGCTATAGAATCTTCTTCCACCTTTGTATGGGACAACCCTATCTAAGGAGCGTATTCTACCTAAAGACGATGCTTGATATAAACCTTCGTACCCCTTAATATTTTTCCAAATTTCATCCATACATTTATTCCTTTCTCGGCTCATCACCGTATTTTTCTACAAATGCTTTTAAAATATCATCTAAGTTGCCACGAATACCTGCATCTTGTATGTAATGGAGTTTACCAACGCAACGTTCATGTAATTTGAATACACCACGATATTTCATACTTACAGGTTTATCGGTGAACACGGAAGTAGCAATAACACCACATTGATGTTTATATCTTATATCCAGTTCTGATTTAAATTCTGATGAAAGAACGCCCATTATTAGCAATCGGCTCAACTTAGGCAGAGGGTGGTCTATGACAAAATCCGATTTCATCCAAACTGCATCCATGCCGTATTTGCTGACCTTCAGGAAGTCAAACATACAAGCTCCGAACACGTAATCATCCAAGAACCACAAATAACAGAACGGAGCTGATCCGAGTATGATGCCTTTCTTCAAGTAAATCATGCGCAGATAATCAATTTCTGCCATAGAAGCACGAACAAACCGGAGTTTGCTATTATTTGTAAGTACGTAATCGTCTGGCAACCGTTTATATTTTAGAGGGATGATAGTCCGCTTGTTAAAACTGCTGTCTCCACTTTCTACCACATTAGACCAAATATATGTGCGTTGGTCTTTGAATACCTCTCTTCTGCCCATAAATCCATGCTGCGAGAGAGCCATGTAATTAACTTGTTCTTCATCTATTTCTGCATATTTCGTTTTAGTTCGTTCTTGAGATCCAAAATCATCCAATAAGAAACGCTGTAATGCGTTGCTTGTGGCTTTCATACCGGAATGAAATTCATTCTGATAGATCAATATGTCATTCTCTTTGCAGTTAAGAATTGCATCTGATATATCAGCACAATAAAATACTTCAATAGACTTACTTTTAAGGCTGTCTACGAGCTTTTGGTAACGTTCCGTATACTTCTTATGGTAATGCTCCAATTTTGCCATAAAATCGTCATAAAGCGACTTATGGTAAATATCTTGTGAGTTCTTATGCTTCTTGATGGCATTGAACAGATGGATAGTGGCAATAATTTCAGCCGGACTTTCAGACTTGATATTCAGAAACTCATATTCATCATTAAAACGCAGTTCTTTTATCTCTCCCTTGATTGCCTTATACATCATGTAGATAAAATACTCCTTTGTATACACCTTAATCTCACGGTTGGTAAGTATTTGCTCTATATCCATATAGTATGAGTTTACCACATGAGCAATATCAAATTTGGCCGCTTCTTTCTTGATGAAGGAAAGCATACGATTAGTTTTCTTAAACATGGAGCCTACTATCGTAACATTGTCCGAGTGTTCTGCTGCCCAAAGTAACGGTTTATGTCTTTGGGGAACCTTGGAATAGTCTATATGGAATGTCTCAAGACATTTGTCAATAGTGGTGAGTTGCTTATACTCTTCTATGTCTTCATGTAGGTAGGCATATTCTACAAATGAATACATGAATTTGATTGTTTCCAGCACCTTGTCGAAGTCCCATGAACTATTGAAGATACGGAATTCTGCTGTTCCTATCTTTTCAATAGAACATAAGTTGAGCCAGTACCGGATATGTCCTCTATCTGACCCATTACTAAAAACTTTCAGTAAATTCTCAATATTATCTGCTTCAAGAACTCGTTTTACAACATCCCAAGGTGGACTGGGTACGAGATATTTTGTTTCCCACCACTCGGCAATGTCAAATATTCGTTTGATTGGATAAGCGGTGTAGTAGGAGAGGGCAAACAAACGTTTGATAACATTCAAGTCCATATCTTTGATGTATAGATGTGCATCAAAACCTTCATTCCACATGAGATAACTTCCTGCATCTCTCATGGTCTGAATAAAATTCTTCAACTCCTGCAAATCTTCTATACAATAATGGTATGGGCGTGTGTTTATTTCCCCGCCAAATTGACCGTGATGCGTAACTGCCGATCCATCCGAGTTATTCATCATGGTTAGCTTGTTATCCGTCCACTTGTAACCCGATGGAAGAGGAATGTGCTCTTTATCACCATCAGCGAACTCCAGTTCCATGCCAAATGTGCGATTGGCTATATAGTCAATCCACGGTTTATCTATATTCGTGTTCTGCATATCTCAACTTGACTAATGATTTATAATCAGGGACAAAACGAACCACATCACCAATGTGATAATCCGAAACATGGTCACATTGCATTATTGTATATTCGCTGGAGCTATCTACATACTTCAAATTGGTATAATAGGGAATTCTGCATTTAGCCATGTCCGCCATTGAATAACCGCAATCGAGAATGAGTTGATTACGCTCTGGATAGATGCCTATTATTCTTGTTTGTAGTTCTATCCCATTAAAGCCTTTTTTCTCTTCATTATTGCAATATGGAATAGTGCCAAACAGCATATATTCTCCTATTCGCACATCACTTATGAAGTTTGGAAGTTTGTCATACTGTCCGAGCCAAAAACTTCCTCCTAAACTGATGGATTCAATATATCCTTTTAGGTTGTCCCAGATGTCGTATAATCGCGACATTGGCGGGTATTTGTCATTGAGGCAACCGGAAGTAATCATACCGTATATATGAGCATCTGAAAGCATCCTTATTTCGTTAGCTAGTTTGCTTGCTTCATAAATGCTTAAACCTTCTCTGTTATCGTAAGCGTCAATTGGAATGTAGTAGTTGTGTATTCCTTGGCAACCCTCTCCATTAATAGTGAGATATTTCCAAGAGTCAGCAAATGATGTTACTACTGCACCTATATTATCTTTTGTCGCTTTCCCAATAGAATAACATACGCTATCTTTCAAATGTAACCCGAAAATCTTATTTCTTATTTTATCCGCTATATGCTCATGAATATCTTCATAGAAGTCCTTAAACATTAATGAAATGGGAACATTAACAAACGATTGCGCCTTTTCAATGTTCTCTATTATATTCTTGGTATAGACAATAACTTTCATAGCTCCCACTTTAAGATTAAACGTTCAATCCCTTTGTATTTGGTATCACGTTTGAACGAGAACCCGGCATTGGTAAAACTCTTGATACTTGCTTCATTTTTGGGTGAGGTCATGGCAAATACCTCTTGTGCACCGTTTGAAACCAATTTTGCAAGATTAGCATTGAGTAGAATGTACTGAAAGCTATTACCCCTATAATCTGAACGAACGAAACATTTATCTACGTAGGCAGTACCGTATTCAGTGAAATATGCAAGCGAATAAGCAACCAGCTTATCATTTGTCAATAATCCGTAACTGCAACCAGATTGCAAGCACTTGACTATATCTTCCGGTTCCGAAGCGAAACACATATCAGGATCAGAGAGCAACTTTTGCTCAATTTCTTCTATGGTAGTAATGTCAGACATAGATAAAGCTTTCACTTGCATATTGTATTCTATGCTTCCTTTATGCGTCGGGAACAATGGTTCGTAACGGTCAATCCATGCTTTAGAAAGGAATGTGTCTATATCGACTTTAGGCAATAATGCTTTTCTATAATTGTCGAAAATGTCTAGTACAAATTCTTTATGCTTAGTAAGTTGCTCATTTTTCAACGGACATTTACTGCTACGGAAAACAAGACCTTTTTTTACCGACTTTACCCACAAAGGATAAGTTCTACACATGATAGGTTTGTAGCCATTATCACATGATTTACAGTCTTTAGCGATACATTTAATCTTTTTACCGCCAAAGTAATCATCATCTATAATCTGTAAATGGGAGATTTCTTTTTCATACCCGTCAAGTTCATGGGGGAGAATTACAATATGTCCGTCCGATCCGAACGAACAACACTTCCAACCGCAGCCGGAGTTTTCACATGCTCTTATTAGTCCTTTTTCGTCCATATATTTAGGTTGTATATAACTTCATATACATTTTGCGTTAAATGCCTGTCGAGCGTATTCCCGACAGGCCTAAATACAAATCCATCATTTTTCAAGCTACTTGCAAGAACACTTATGCAATCTATTCGGCTTCTTTACAGTCGTGTCAGATGGCAATTTCCATCACCCCGTAAACTGCACAAGCTTTAATGCTCTTGTTTTCGCTTATCGCTACTATAAGGGTTGAGGGATAAGCAGGATTCGAACCTGCACAAGTATCGTCTGCTTTCTCGTTTTCGTCCGTAGATTGGTTATCCTACGATCTTTAAACTACTCGACCTGTTACTAACAGCCGGTCTTGATGACATCCATTCTTATGTACACTTGGAACTTCCGTTCATTTAGTCTTAGCTCCCTATGACCATTTTATCCCTTAGTAGTGGTAGCAGGATTCGAACCTGCATGATAGGAGTTATTTTGCTGTTACATTTAAAAACAGCCATGCCCGTTTATTTTTACAACCTTAGCCTAGGGTTAACCTATCTATAAACATGTCACTTTAGCGTCTACTAATTCCGCCATACCACCAAATTTGCGTGTCTTTCCACGCTGTCAGATTGTTTGCAGTACCAACTAAATGCAAGGAATCGAACCTTGTCGCTTACTTTACACAACCTCAATCAACGAGCCGAGTTTAACGGCATTCGAGCGGAAACAGGGAATCGAACCCCACTCTTTGGCTGGAATGCCAACGCTCTACCGATGAGCTATTTCCGCAAATGCCTATGCTGTCAAACCACCGCTTGCTTGGCAAATTTGACAGCATCCCATCAAACGCTATTGACGGTTGGCTAATAATTCCGGATTGTCATAAATATTACCTGCATATCTAATTCCGAACATATCTATCATTTGTCCTATTGGTTTGTTCCCAAGATTTTGAGACAGAACTTCTAATAGCACAAAAGAACCGATTTTATCACTATACACTACCTCACATAATACGCCAGCACATTCAACTAAATCATGCTCATATATTTCTTTCCCGCTCTTGTCACACAAGCCGGTGAACTGCCCAAGAGTATTTTCGTCTATTTTTTCAACGTCATTATCGTGCAACCAAGTTCCATCTCCATCTTGAATAAGCGTATAAGAATCTCTTATCCATCCCTTACCATCAATGCGCTTCCCTCTAAACTTAATCCTTCTCATACTCAAAATAAACTTGCTTGTTCGTATTTAGGTTCCTTTTTCTCAACTACTCCGAACTCTGTTATTTCAATGCCAGTCTTTTCAGTAAGCCATTTTGCCAAAATATGACGATGGCAGAAATCACCCGGTTTTTCGTAACAGCATAGAGCGACATCTTTACCTTCACTGTGTCGTTGGATAGTTTGAATCAATTCTTGCGGATTGACTTTTGCAAGAACATCATTCAAATACATACTCGTGTACTCTTCATAAGTCCATTTGTCATCTAACATATATCTTCTTGGTGCAACCTCTATAATTTGAGGTGCGTTATAAAATTTTGGTCTGCCTAAAGCGACACATATCATTTTGATGTTCGCTGCTGCCAGTTTTCTGTAATTTCCAAAATATGATGTATAAATCCTCATTGCTTTAATTTTATGGTGTAAAGATACAAAAAGTGGCGTAAATTCAATCACTTTTAGTCATAAATTTGTCTAATTTGATAATTTTATTGTCTCAACTTTATAGCACCTCATCATGTGGTCTGTTTCGCGTCCCATATTGAATGTTTTGCCAAGATAGTACATGTGAGCTTCTTCCTCTGGTAGGTTGATAGGAGTGACAAACCAATCTTTATTACCTTGTTCGTCTTTTAAATACACTTTTACTGTTGTTTTCATTGCTCTATGTTTTATAAAAGTAGGGTTAATCAATATTCTCAATTAATTTAAGAACAAGATATTCTGGTGAAACACCTTTGATTTCACAAAAATCGAGGACGTCTTCTTTTTTGATATTTGAGATTTCAACTCCTCGAATAGTCATTTTTTTTGTTTGGATTGTTTTTTCATTGCAATCCATACGCTTGAATCTGTTTTTGTAATCATTCATAATTTACACTTTTACCGTTGTTTATATTAAAATGAAGGGTCGATATAATGGCTCTGATAATGGAGCATCAATAATACTCCATCTTTATACGGTTGTCCTTCCATAACCCAATATCCATTTCTTCTTTTGGTAAACACTTTTTCTTCTCCTTCAAGTTCTGGTAGAATTTCATATTTCCCATCGTAATAGTCAATGCATCTCGTCTGGTTACAAGTGACTTCAATTTTGCAAGGAGAAATTATTTTTGTTACTGTAGCTGCGCGTTTATCAGAGTAATAGCAAATTGTACAGCCTAGACCAAGCTCTGGTATAAGGTTCTTAATAGCTTCCATTCGTTCTTTATCTTTTTCTTGTCTCCATTTGAAAAAGTTTTTTTCGTCCGATGGGCACTCTCTTTTTTCTATTTCATGAAGAATTGCAAAACTTTCTTTGCTTGTTAATTTACTCAATGTTTTCATTGCTCTATATTTTATCCGTTATACGTTGCTGTTATTTCTTTAGCATGAAGTTCTTTTCTCAACTCACCGTTCTTGTATATTCTTACAGATACGATTCTAACCGTATCGGATAGGAAACGTCCACAGTCTTTTGTTACCTTTTGCTCTAACTTAAGTGCCTTCGCTAAATCTTTGGTACGCTTTTTTATGGTGCTCTTGAATCCGAAGACGAAATCTTCGGTGTCAATCTCGAACTGATAGGTGTCAGAGTGTAATATCTGGTTAAGTTCGGATGTCATTCGTTGTATTTTGCTCATTGATTTATGCTTTAAAATTCAACAATTGCAATTTCATATTCAAGACCTGAAAGAACACCTTCAATCAAAGATTGCATTTGTTCCATTTCTTCCAACTCTGTTTCTTCAAACTCTTTTGATTCCCAGATGTTCGATGCAGTCCATTCACCATTCTCTGAAAGGAAGCGATTATCTTCTATTCTCCAATAACCATTTCTCGCATCTCTTAAACTGATTTCAACTTCTATCTTTTTCATTGCTCTTATTGATTAATTTGTTATTTTTGATATGTAAAGATACAAATAATATATTGATTACCAATAAGTTAAATTAGAAATATGCATGGCTTAAACTTTGTTTAACTATTTCATTTTCAAGTACTTCGATGTAATAATAGACTTGCTTTTCTCTATCTCCTTGTCGATGTCAATTCCAAGTTGACGATAGAACGAGCCTTTTCCGGAAAGGCTTTCACTTGCTATTTTTAAGGTTCTTTGCTCTTCTTTGGTAAATCCTATGCGAAAGGTGGAGAAAATTGCTAGTGCGGCTTTAAAATCACCGCACTGGAGTAGTGAAATAGCTTTGTTGGTTTTCGTTTCCATTAATCTATGAGTATTTCCGATCCAATCATTTTATTTGCTCTACTAGCATTTACAAAATAAAAGCGTCCCTTAGAAACATAACTGTCTTCTGATGTGTACACTTTTATAGCGTAGTATTGTCTTTGAGCTTGTGAATAACATATTTCCCAGATTGTTTTCCATTTGACAATAAACTTATTGCCTTTTGCTAGTTCTTGTTCTATTTCATCTGATCTGAATTTAATACCGGCTAGTACTAGTATATTTTTATTTTTCATCTCCCCATAACTTTTTAGCCAGATCATATTTTTTTTGCAACTCATTCACTTCCTTTTTGGCATAAGTGAGGGCGTAAGAGTGACTACGTGGATATTTTCCGGACATCACACCTTCATGGTATTCTTTCGCTTGTTCCAACTTGTGTTCGTAGAAGTCAATACTTTCCGGCATAGAAAGATTGATCGTTTCAGCGCGTTTTTCCCAGTACTTGGCTACTCTTTCATGTTCGGCAGCTTTATCACTAAGCTCGACGCTTTTCCCCATATTATTCCAGGCGTCATCTATCATTTTACGATGTCCTCGTTCGCTATGGTGTCCTACTTTGATAGGCTCACCCAAAGAAAGGAAATCCCGATGTTTGTTTGATTTCTGAAAATATTCATCGCTCTTTTGTGCTGCTGATAATGCCCATTCATGCCTGCGTTCCGCTCTTTGCCTTGCCCATTCTTGTACATTGAAACCATCTGCTCTGACGATGGAATAGTAGTAAAAGCCACTTTTTTCGGCTATCAGATTAAAAACTATGCAAGCATTTTCTTTGCCATACTTGGTTGTAACTAGAATTTCTTCGCCTCTTTCGTGCTTCTCTTCGCACTTTGCCAAAAATACGTTTGGCGCAAATTTGTAATATGTGTTCATTGCTCTTATGTGTTATATAGGGCTTTCGCGCTGTTGGTTAAACTTATGCTAAATCTATCGCTCTTGCAGGAACCCCAATCATCGTCCATGTCTTACCGTTTTTTAGATAGTCAACAGAATATTCTGTTTCCCAAGTACAAATGTTTGTATCAACATTTGATATTACTCCTTTTACATTACCGTTTTTTGTAGTAACTATAACAGATTGTCCTTTCTTAAATTCTGAAGTTTTCATTGCTCTTATCTTTTAATTGTTAGTATTATTGGTTTCTTTTAGTGTTGTAAAGATACTCATTATCAATGAGTTAACCAAAACAAAACAATCTAAAAACTTTTACTTAAACTTTGTTTAACTTATTGAGTAACAGTTGCTTAGTCTGTTAATCTGAATTCGTAAGCAAATACATAAGGATTGGATTGAAAAACTCCTTTGCCGGAAACTTTGTCTATCAGGACAGCAAAGGCTTCTTTGGGGTTCTTAAACCACTGGGAAGCGAAATAACCGTTTTCTCCATTCAAAAAGGCATCATAGGCGTAAATAAGTGGGGATTCATCAGATATTACCTCTTGCCTAACAATCCCCTCTTTCAAGCAATCTTCATCGGATATATCCTGCAAACGCTCTATTTTTACATTGGTTATCTTTATGTGATGCTTACAAGCATACGACTTAACGAACATTTTGTTATTCCATCCTGCGGAATTCTTCATGAGGCCACGAACGCTTAAATCTTTCGGATGCCTGTCTAGTGAGTCTGGGGAATAGCCTGAATCTTTGTAGCTTTGCGCAATGGCAATAATCTCCCCAACCTTGTACGATGAATTGTCAATAAAAAACTCTTTTTCATCATAATATTGTCGTGTCGTAGGTGTATTTTCAACACTTACGCTGTTGCAAAAATCATCGTAATCAGTCCATTTATCTAATAGTTTTTCACTTACAATCCTTCTCGTCATAGTCTTTCGACCATCCAATACAGCTTGGGTTAAGCCGAATTCATCTGAAAACATAATTTTCTTCATGATTATTCCTCCCATTCTACTCTAACTGTTGTTATGTATGTAACATCTTTTTCATTGACTTTCATACGCATGGCTTCTTCTTTTGATTTGTGAACCGCTCCAATACATCTTTCCATGAATGTTTCATATATATTTATCCATCCTTCTTTCTTTTCTCCCACCATGCATAAATCGGTAGGACTGTCTTTTTCTCCATCAGAAAATCGTCCTTTTTTAGTAAAAGAAGCGGGATATTCTTTGCCATCCTCGCCTTCAAGTAGAGCAACAATAGGGAATCTATTGTTATTTGCATCAAAACATACAATTCTAGCTCTAAATCCTTCTCTTGTGCATAGAGGCGCACCTGCTTTTGCTTTTTCTAAATCAAATGTTTTCATAATTTTGTATTTTATATTAGTTCAACTGCTTTCTGTATTCCAGCTTCCAATGCTTCTTCATAGGTATCCCACTGACCGCCATCGTTAGGACCGTCAAATATTCCATCGGTTATATGAGTTCCATTGTCAGCTTTGCATATATCATAGCCATAACCGCAAGCGTTTCTAATGATGGAAATATGTAGGTTATTTGTTTCACGAAGCCATTTCTGGGCTAATGATTGTGTTGGGAAATGATAATAGTTAAAGCCTTTTTGCAATAATATATTCAAAGTGTTTATCGGTATAAGTTTATCTTCCATTTTATTCCTCCTTTCCTTTAAAGTGTTCCATTAGCTCTTCTATGGAAGCCTTGTGAATTTCTCTGTTATATCTATTAAGATAATACTTAATAGTTTCATCGCACATTTCAACCCCACATTTAAACCATAAGTTCCCATCAGTAAAACATTGGTTCTTGTTAGTGTCATCCCTCAATGCGGCTATTGCAAGGAACAAAGTCTCATTAGTTCCGCAATGAATATACCCATTACATTGTTCAGGAGGAAATGGAACATCAATTCCAAACATCTCATCATTGTCTGTCGCTAAAAAATAATCGTTTATATACCTTTCATTTCCTATTTTATACCCTAAACGAACTAACTTATCTCGAAGCTCCGGTGTGTTTTTGAGTATAAACGCAGGTGTTGTAAATCCCATAGTTATTCGTTTTTAAGTTCTTTCAATACCTTTTTCACTATCTCATATCTATTAAACTTCCAATTAGTATAAATATCCTCTATGTGCTTGTCATATATGTATGAATACAATTGAGAACGAAAAGATTCTCCATCTAGCCCACTATCATCATAATCATCGTACATCATCAATTCATGAGCTACTTCATTACATTCTTGATGTGTGACGAAATCATACAAAGTCCTATCATAAACATTTGTCTGACGGACATACTTTTGTCCCGGCTGTATCTTGCAGGCACAAAAATCACATATATGCTCTTTCTTGGCTGTTGGATAGGTTTCTCTTAGTACTATTGGCATAATTAGTCTCCTTTCTATTTCAAAGTGTATTGAAAGCCTTCTTCTTTCAGTATGCTATCAATCAATCCATCTATTTCCTGATCGGATAGAAATTGCTTACCTGCATCCTTTTGCTTCCGAAGTTCAACTTTAAGCCTATTCTCTATCCTTTTCAACGCTGTACAAGTGTTCTTATCAGGATAATGCCAATCAATAGAACTGCGAATAATTGCTTTAATATGATCTAATTCTAGGCTATCTGGGCAATGTTCATTGAGAAAGTCTAAATCCTCTTTGATTAGTTTCTCATACGCCTCTTTACTTATCTTTATGCTCATATCTTATACTTTTTCCTTCTTTACCAATTCAACTTCTGTCGGCTCTTCATCTTCCCATTTTACTTCGGGAAATAGAGAAGAGTCAAGCTTATAGAAATCATGGGGATTGTCACTACATAATTGCCAACTTTCCGAATACTTCACGGGTTGCTTTTTATAAAGATACAAATCACCGTCCTTGTCTCTTGCTACATACATATTAGTCTCCTTTCTTTAGTTCTTTGATAAGAGCATCAGCTACTCTAATAGATCCAATCGCAATATCATTATAGGTTTCGCTATCATCATTCATTCCTAAAGCAATACAATACCCTTGCATAGCAGATTTTGCCAATTCATAACGTCTCTGTTCCCAATCAATAGTTTCAAAATCTTCAAAGAAGTCCAATTCTGACACTTTGAAATACCTACCTTTCACTAAGGCAGTACCATCATCATATAAATCCTCAATCTCCACAATTTCTCCGGTTGCTTTTATTCTTGCTTTCATATTTAGTCTCCTTTCTCTTTAATCCGTTCTAGTACATCTCTGTTGGCTTCCAGTATTTCATCAAAAGATGGTATTGGCATCCACGCAAGTACTTCACTAGAACCAAACACCATTCTTTTTTCGCCAATATAGAAAAGTTCTTGAATTTGCATTTCCCCTTCATATTCATAAAGGACTAAAACTTTTTCCTTATAGTTCGGCAATCGTTCTTCTACACTTATCCACGGTGATTGCTTGGTTCCAGCCTCATAACCTTTTGCATACACTTTTCGTAAATAGCCCTCTATTACACGAGGTTGGTTTATCCGGTTAGCCAATAGGCTTACTATATCTTTTAATATCATACTATTTATTGTTTAATTTTTCTTCAAACTCCGCAATGATGCAATCAGCATCACCGCCATGTACCCAGTTTTCTAAAACAGAGGAAAGGACCTCTATTGATTGCTTTGCATGCCATTCTGCACCAGCCATAAAATCTTTTTGCGTCTCTTTGTATAAAACACCTTTATCATCAGGATTATATAGCCCATCAGCGTATTTTTTTGCTGCTTCTTCTAATGTCTGTTTCATACTTTATGTTGTTTTATGTCAATTTATTATTGCTTTTTCTACCAATTCCTTAGAATATTTCTCAATCTTGTCTTGAGATAGCTTTCTGAATTCAGGAAAATTCACACGCATCCAATTTCTTATTTGCATACCTTCCCTCAATCCTACAGGATGAAACGGAATGTGTTTTCTATTGAAATTCAACCTTAGGATGGGGAAAACGCATCCTTTCAAACCTTTCAAGTGTCGGAAGTACCTTAGGTTTTCTTCCCCAAGGTACTTTTTAAGTGCATCAATGTGTTGTTGAGTAATCATAGCTTCAATCCATCAGCAGTAGGTTCTATAACTGTTCCCGTTGAAGGATCTTTACTTGATGGATAAGGATTATCAGTACCCAGTCGTTTCAAATCCATACCGAGCCACATAACAGCTTCTTGTAATTTTGTGATAGTAAGGCTACGTTCACGACTTACTGGAAGGTCTTTCACTTCTTGAATCTTAGCATCAATTTCTTGACGCAATCTTTTGTTTTCTACAACTTCTTGTTCAAATGTCATAATGTTTAAGGATTTTACAAAGCCCGTCCAAGGCTATTTAATTCGTTATTTTATCGTTTTACGGTTTTCTCTTAGTTCTTTTTCACTGACAATATTATTAGTTCTGTTACCAAGATTAGAAACAGTTGTTGTATTATTGGGCTTACAATACAAACACATTTGAGTAAAAGGTGAATATACTCTCCCACACTTCGGGCAAATCCATCCCTGCTGCCCGAACATTCCATTATATGGATTTACTGAACTTGATTCTGTTTTCATAATGATAGTCTTTTAATGTCATCTACTGATAGTTTGTCCTTATCTTTGGCATATTCAAAGAATCCTACTACAGGACATACACATTCGGGAATAGTATAATCATCAGTTTCAGGTAACGTTACCAATATACTAAGTCCTACACCATTGATATATTCGCAAGAAACAAAATTGTCAAAGTCGATATATCTTTGCGCCTCCTTAGCTATAATGTCACAATTCTTTCGATATTCATCATAGCTTTTGATAGTACTATTAATAAATTTATCTATATTCATTTCTGTTTTAGTTATTTAGTTACTATTGTTCTATCACTCCTTACCACTTTCATCTTAGGCTTCTTAAACTGTTTGTCGCATGATGTATAAGGAAGCCAATACGATCTATCTTCATATAAATACTGATCTATTGGAACAAGATGAAATAGCTCATTGTCAAAATCTACCCCTATCAGCATACACTCTATATCAACTTCAGGATGCTTCTGGTGATAGACGATAATTTCACTATGTCGATAGGAGTAATGAATAAATTGATTGCGGGTCATGATTAGATCATTTTTCGTTTTTAAGTTCCTCTAATATTTTATTTCTCCTGATAATCCCATACGATAATGTGGAAGGGGATTACGTATCTTCATTTTCGGCAGTTTCAGCTATATTCTTCAACTCTTCAAATGACGGAATCCAGCCGGTAGGCATAATCCCTGAAGCGTTAATATATTGTATGGCAACCTCATATTTCTGTTTCGCAATTTCAATCATGCTGTTAGCTAAATTGATATTGTTCTTTTTGTTTCCTACGTAATCAGGCACCGGTTCTTCCCGTTTGATCTTTGCGTTTTTCAAAAGAATAAGAACTTGGTTTATCTCCCGCAGATGGGTGACTGTAGAGGTAAAGGCGTAATGGTATTCACTGTATTTGCTCATATCTATTTTGTTTTACGCTAATCAAAAAGCACCGCCATCACAAGCAAATAAAATGGAATCTACAACTCTATATTTATCTATTCGACCATCTTCCGTTTCACATGAAGGATTTTCCTTGCTTCCTTTCAATATATTCAAATTACCGTCAGCAAAGAGTATGAGATTCTTAGGTTTCTTTCGGATTAACTTCTTCAGCTCTTTAATCCATTCCTCTTCTTTCTTCGTTAGTTTGATTATTTCCATAATGTCCCTTTCTATTTTGTTTTACGTTAACCTTCTACTGTTTTAAACAGAGTAACTATCTTAATCCATCTCTTACGCTCACCCAAAGTCTTTGCAGCTTCCATTTGAGCTTGTTGATAATGACAATGCGATTTGTCGAGAATGCCATCAAGCCAATATTTTTTTATATTCCTCTGTCCGGTAAGCTAATCTGAAGGTCTCCGTGAATAAAACGTTGTCTATTTCAAATTGAACAAAGAAGTTGTCTGTTTTAAGCATAGATGTTCCTTTCTAATTTGTTTTACGTTAATCAATTGCAGGTTCATACGTGTAGTATTTCCATCCTTTATAAGAGTTTTTCCAATTACAATAGTCTGATGCATCTTTTTCTTCAAAAAATACAGCTACGTTGTGTCCGTAACAGTCATACACTCTATATTTCTTCATATCTCTTTTGTCTTTAATATGGGTTTATACAATTTTTCAAAGCGTTCTCCCACTCATCCTCTGTTATTTGGATCATATCATCATAAAGATTAAATCCTATAATGTAACATCCTCTCTTATAGTTATTTTCGATATATTCACAATGAAAATATCGAGATTCTTTATCAAACATACCTTCAGGGGTTAGTTGAAATATCTTCTTTCCTTCCTTATACCACCTGTGAGGTATTTTCTTGTTGAAATGTTTTACAAAAGTGCTCATATTTAATTTGTTTTACGCAAATCCTTGATAATTCTTCAAGAACTTGCAAGGTTTTACTCTAATTGATTCGTATATACTTACCTGCGATATCGCAAGTTCTTAATATATCGGCATTATCTTCGCCGAAAGCGATTAGGATACTTCCGCAACCGGGCGAATCTCCACGAGTCCCATCAGGTCGGAAGAACCTAATCCGGTTACGTAGAAATTTCATAGCTGTTGCTTTTTCAAAGATGACATCTTGGAACATCTTACTATCGCAGCGGTTGAATAGTAGAGCGATGCCGTTACCGTGTTCTGCCAGACGTTTAACGAAACGTTCTATTAGAGGACGGGAGTAAGGTGGATTTAGCCAAACACGACCTACCCAATCTTTAGTTAATCCGTCATGGTTCTTGTTGTACATTTGTGTAGCTGTTTGCCAAAGCGGTTTAACCGGAGCGCATGGATCTAAATCGAACTTTCCCAATGCGTCTATAATTTCTTTTGGCGTGTACCATTCATCGGTGGTATTAACCGATTTCTCAAAGGTTGTATTCATTGAAAATATTTTAATTAATTGTATCCATCAAGTGGTCCGCTATCGCATACACCACCAGGTAAAATAAGATGTTCACTCCTAGGAGAAGGAGGATGTTTAGGAGTATTCTCATAACTAATCCAGCTTCTCGTTACTTTCGAAAATATGAGCAAACGTACTTTTTTCATCTGATAGATCGAGTCCAAGTTGTGAAGGGTGACGTTTGATGTAATTATAAAATGCGAACATCTTCTTGTCATCGTCACCGCAGCGGTCTACCAACAGCCGGATGAAAGCCAGAAGACAATCGGAGTCGTTTCCGAAGTTTTCCTGTGTGGAGAACTGTGTTTTATCCACATCTTGTTTCAATTTCCGGATCGCGGCTATTGCTGTGTTGAAATTGCGTTTCGCATCGTGGCGTAATTCATAGCCTTGCTTTCCCATTTCGCTTCTCAAATCATAGAGAAGGGTTTCTACGACATCTGTCAACACGTATGCTAGGTTGAGGGTCGTATTAAGATTTGTTGTTCCTACTAACATGATTTATTATACATTTTTCAATTCCACTTATGCGCCATGAACTTTTCGATGGCTGCTTTACTTTAGTGTACAACGAGCATCGTTTGCATATAGGCTTCAGATGCCTTCCGTCGTAATGAATACCGTTACAGATTACCGGATAACTTTGGAGTATCATCTGTTCGGTTATTGGCATTGTGATTTAGTAGGTAGATAACAGGCATGAGAATAGATTGAGTGAGCCTGTTGAGTACCACTTCTTTTTCAGTTAATTTTCTTCTTGTTTTCATTGCTCTTATATTTTATATGTTTCTGATTTACAGGTGTAAAGTTACTTGATTTGTAGCTTGTAAACAAACGTTACTTTTCTTATTTGCATAGCTTTAGATTAAATTACCCTGTTGCAAATCAGCTATTTCCTTCTGCTATTTCCTGTAAGGGGGATGAGATTGAAACTCTTGAATCGGTCAACAAGTCGATCAGCAAAACGCTTTTTAAATTCTTCTGCATCAAGATTGCTTGTTATGTGATACATCTTGCCAAATTGCTGGTAAATCTCATATCTTGCATATAAAAATTCATCTATCACACTGTTTAGACTAGTGCCATAACTTTTCTGATTCTCCGTTTCCAGCCCTATATCGTTCAAGCAGATATTAAACGGCTCCGGTTTAAACCCTTTCGATTGTCCTTCATTGAACGTATGTCGATCTATATGACCATTCATCTTGTAATAGTTCATCATTTGAGTAACCGATAGGTTCTCAAAAGTATTCGGGTTATGAGTCAATCGTAAATAATCAGAAAAAATCTGCATAAGCATCGTTTTACCGGTACCGGGTTCTCCGACAAGTAGCAGGTTTTTATGGATTTTGTAATCTTCATCTGGGAAAACCTGTTCTGCATACCGGCATCCATTGAAGTAGTAAAGCAGGAAAGACAACACCTTTGAGTTGTTTTCGTCTACTTCAAACTCTCTGAATTCACGTCCCATATAGTTATTCCCGATATACCTGATAAAATCACGATGGGCATAAAACTCATTGGGATTCGTCAAGTCATATTCAAAATCTTGAAGAATAGTCTTTCTGTGGCGCTCTATCAGATTCCCGATCTGCTCCTTTTTCAGCTTTGCTGCAAATGAATTTCTCTGTTGGACCTGTTGTAGTTGATCCGATAGTTCCTTTTCCAGAATTTCCATTTTTTGCCTTAGAAACGATTTCGTTATACTTCGAGTTAATATTAGCTACGCTAAAGTTATCCAGTAACCAACTATCCTTGACGGACGTGAGGAATACTTGGAGAGCGTACAACACAGAGGCATCATCAACGGGAATATGTCTTTGTTCCCGTGAAAATGTTAGCTTACGAAGCAACTGGGACATATTGCCGGCATCTTTGGCAGTCCAGTAATATTCTTCGCCAAAAGTATTTCTGAAATGTTCTTCAAAAGCCTTTCGAGCGTTAGCATTTAGGCTATTAGCCCGTTTAGGCTTTGCAGGATTGTCTTTAGCAATCTTTTCTTCAAGTTCCTTAATTCTGGCTAAAGCCTCATTCAAGGCATGATCTTTTTCAGAAATGACTTTTTCTAAATCCTCAACCCCCTTGGGGGGTATGGGGGGAATATTATTATTTTCTATTTCTTCTTCTATTTCTATTTTAGGAATGGATTGTTCCGTGATTAATCCGTGATTAATCCGTGATTGTTCCGTGATTTTAGATAAACCCTTAAATAGTAGCTCTTTAGGCACATTTACATCTTCAAAATTTGGCTTATTTATCTTTTGGTGCAGACTAAACTTAGGCAGATAATAGAATTCCTCACCGCGATATGAGAACAGACTAATAAATCCATTTCTTAGAATCTCCTGACAAATTTTCTCAAACTGTTGAATCTGTATTTGGTCAAAAGGAAATATTTTAGACTTTAACCAAACCATATCGGCACGGATTACCCCCAAGTCATCACAGAAGTTCCACATGCCTATATAGAGAAGTCGAGCATCCCTACTAATTTTAGCTATTTTGGAATCATCCCAGAATTGTGGTTTTATCATCCGATTTCTTGGCATATTAATAAGGTATTATCCATCCATAACATAATTCATGGTCAGTTATAAAAGAAGCTCTATATTTTCATTGTTTCTATTTGTGGAACTCGGAAACAACTACTCATACAGAGCTGACTTATATTTTCCTATACGAGAGTTCCACCAATCGCATCAATTATTTTCACGGTGTAAAACTAATCAAAAGTGACGTAAACTCAATCACTTTTGATCTATTATTTTTTCGTGATTAACTTTATTTTAATATCCAGTCTTATTTAACCGCAAAGCTTCCTTTTCATAACTCAATAGAGTACGTAATGCGTCTAACTGATGAGTTGCTGAAGCGTTAAGTCGATCTAGTCGATCCACTAAGAATGATTCGTTTTCTGCAATACTATCAAGTAGGGCGTTTTGTACTTTTGCAGACAAGCAGTTTTCCTGTGCTATCTTAATAATAGTGTTTTGTATTTCATCCGATTTTCTTTTGCGAAGCATTCTTTTAGCATCTGCAAGCATTTCACCGGTTCTTACTACATATACCATAGTAGCTGCAATCCTTTCCTGTATTTCTACAGGGTTGTTTTGGCATGTAATATTTAGGAATCCACTTATTTCTTCCATTTCTTGTATGATAGGGAGTAGGGGACAGTCGTTTATTTTACACGAGCCTGTACCATCATTTTTAGGGCAGTATTTACAGTTTATTTCCATAATGATGTAATATTAATCTTTAGGTGAAAATTCATATTTGAGCTCTTTATCGTCAAGTATGTATTTTTTGAATAACTCATTTGCATCTATTCCGTTATGTTCCAGATATAAGATGTAAGTATAAAAAAGAGCAGCTGCACTTCCTTCTGTCAAATACATATTCGTTTGGGTAGCGCGTCCGGAACTTTGAGGATTTTCTACCGATAACAGGTAGGCATCTTCTTCTGTATACGCAACGGTAACAAGACGGTGATCTGCAAATTCGCACCTAACCATATTATTGATTGCTACTTTTCTTGCAGATTCATTATCAAATCCAAGGGTAATTTCACCAATGTTTTTACTTTCTTCCATAAGAGGTACTATGCTTTTATAGAGTCGTTAATGTATGATGCCAACATTTCTCCTAATGTATGAAAACGTCTCAAACCTGCTAAAACAAGACTACCGCTCATTCCACTGTGACCTTGTTTAAAGAATAAAGATCGGCATATTTCAAATCTTTCCAACTCTTCTTTGGATGTATCATTCAATATCTCAATAAATGTCAACCAGCAGTCAAGTTCCATGCCATGATACAGGTCATTCAATCTGATAGGGACGATTTCATCCCAGTATTCTAAATGTTCTTCCGGGATGATGCCCCTTGCACGGTTTCTGTAATCTTCAGTTAATTGAGGAATTTTAGCTTTGAACTCCGCTTCCTTACGATCATACTCTTCATGCATTTTGCGGATATATCCATCGTGTTCCGCTTTTGACTTACCGGTCACTTTTATATACACTTCATCGAGAGAATCAGTAGAATACAACGTTTTCTCGTTAAATTCACCATAACATGGTGCATTGTCCTGCAATTCTTGATATGCTTTATCAAGATTGATTCCTGGGTAAAATTCAATCTTCTTCATTGGTTTCATTAAAATAATTAATCATATCTTCATATTCTTCACTGGATATTTCTTTATAGAAGGTGATAATACAAAATTCCAGAGAATCACCTTGCACAAACTTAAGTCTTTCAAGTATATTAAATCGTCCATTATCAGTGCAGCATACTGCATGACCTATTGTTTTACCACGTTGGTAAGTATAGTAATAGTACTTTTCCATTTTATTTCTCCTTCTTTAATTCTTTAATAAGAGCATCAGCAAATATAACTGCGGCACGTGCAATATTAGTTTGAATTTGTCTTTGACCATGCTCTGCTCCCTCACATAAAACCTGATGATAGAAATCTTCATTTGACATTATTGCAGTAACTGTTTCCTTTGCTATTTCATAACGTCTCTGTTCCCAATCAATATTATCAGACCTTTCTTGAAGTATTTCAACATCATCAAAACTTAATTCAATAGGATTACCGTAACTATCACACTTATCAAGTGTGACACGTGCGTAATCAGCAATATTGATAATTTCTCCAGTTTCTTTTACTCTTACTTTCATAACTATTCTTTAGTTTTAATACATCCGTTTTCAATACACCAGCAAAGCATCTCGTAGGCTGCATTCAATGGATTTTCTGCCAATTTAGAAACAAATGGTTCACATATTCCTATCTGATAACTTATACGCCAAGGTCCAGCAAAAGTAGATTCAATGTGCAGCTTATATTTTGCACCAAAGTCATTTATGTATCGCGGTAACTTGCCGAGAATATCCTGCAAGGTGTAAGTAGGAATTGATTCATACGACATAAACCCACAAGTTTGAAATGCCTTATGCAAGCTCAAAAACCATTTACCTTTTGATTTGTCATCAATACGGATTCCATGCGACACTCTCGCCCAATACATACTTGCATCACTTGTGTCCAATCTAAGTTCCTGTAAATGTTTCATCTGTTCGACTGATAATACTTGTTTTGATTTCATAGTTATTCCTCCTTATTTAAATCTTCACAATGCAACTTATAAGCATAGGCAAACATCTTCAAAGTAATAGGTTCAAAGTGAAAGTCTGCCTGCTTGCCCTCTACCACAACAGAGACACACAAATCTCCATCACAAAAATCAATATATGCCACAGCATCATCATTTCCCTTGATAGAAAGGGTTTGTGTCTGTACGCTATCCATGGTTCACCTCCTTCTCTTTAATCCGTTCTAGTACATCTCTGTTGGCTTCGAGTATATCATCGAAAGACGGAATAGGTAACCAGGCTTTTATTACGCCTTCATCGTAAAATAGATGAGGATAATCCCTAGTTGATACAAACTTATTCCATCTTTTAAAGAAATAAACTTTCTCAACGACATCACCGTCAGTAACAAAGTAACACCCATCCTCTTCCGGCAACCGCTCCTTAACGCTTATCCAAGGCGATTGCTTTGACTGCCATTGTGCACCTTGTCTGAATGCCTCTTTAACCAACCTCATTTCTAAGCTATTATCGTATTGGCATTCATAACAATCTTCTGCCGCTTCTTTTGCTGCTTCTTCCAATGTCTGTTTCATACTACTCTGTTTTACGATTTTCTCTTAATTTTTCTTCACTGACGGTCGTATTAGAAATTGTATTTGCATTATTGGGTTTGCAATACAAACACATTTGGGTAAAAGGTGAATATACCCTGCCACACTTCGGACAAATCCAACCTTGCTGCCCGAACACTCCGTTATACGGATTAACTGCGCTTGATTCTTGTTTCATAATTTGATATTTTAGTTATTTCTTATGATTAAGTCGTTTAATAGCGTCCTTTTTGGAATATGCCATAACTTTCTGTCCTTTTATGGTAAACTCTCTTAACTCTTTAACTGATGACTTAACTTTATAGTTAGGATTAAAAGTCATTCCTTCTTTACGATTCACAGAGTATGGATCGTTACTTTGTACTGCTGCGCACATCGCTGCTGTTGCCAGTAACATTTGCTTCATTTTACTCATATTCGAATATTTTTTAAGAACTATATATAACTTCAAACTCCCATAGAGCAAATATCTGATTATCATTAGTCTCTACCCGATTCCAATCAGGTATGATTTTCTTTACTTCAACTTTTTGCCCGTTCTTTAATAATCCGATCATTTTTCTATATTTATTAATTACAAAATCATTTTATACACTATTTTTCAACTCTATATTACCTCGAATAATCAAGGATGATAGTTGTTATTTCAAATTGTATGATTCACTTAGAACCACTTAAAACCGGTAAAACAGTGACAACCATTTTCAGATTGTCACTGTGTCGATTGGCATCAACTTAATGTGTGGGACGAATCCCCTGACACTACTTTCCTACTTAGTTAGCTCCCATTCGACTAGCGTAATCAAAGTGCTCGACCTGATTACGGGAAGAACGAGAAACCTTTAAGCTATTCGACAGCTCGATTTTCAACTTTTCGTTTTCAGCTTTTAACCGATAACACTCCGCTCTGTATTGAGAGCATTCTGTGAATGACTTTAACATTGCGAGGTATTGGCTTATTTCTACTTCAATCATTACTTTATAGTTTATATTATTATCTCATTATACTTCCATTTAGACGCTGTGTGGTTCTTATATAGTCATCCAGTAGTTCATGAAGGATGAAGTCCGGGTAAACATTGATTGTACCGAAACGCTCGATATTCACTTTGTTGACTGGATACCCTCTTTTCCTACATAAGCGTGCAGCATCATTGCTAAGCTTTGAAATGTCACTTACATAGATCGGCAATTTGTATCTTTGGATATATGATGACATTGTAGAACATCCATAGTTACCGATACACTTTGAAGACAACTTTTTTATTTCCTCTTCGAGTGCGCTTAATCTTAGCTCTGTATTTTTAAGCCTTTTTTCCTGTTCCACATTCGTTTGAGCTAGCTGAAGGATAAGTTCGGCTTGGCTCATTTCAACGGTTGAGTTCAAAATATTGTCCATTGCTCTAAATTTTAATGTTCTGATTACTCGGTTATCTCTCTAATTGAAAGTTCAGGGAATCTATCACCTTTCACGTGCATTGACATGACATACATATAGCAGAAATCAGCTGCCTGTTCGTATGTTTCGAACTTAAATGTTACGCTTGAACCTTTCTTAGAAACTTCGTATTTCATTGTTTTATGTTTTAAAGTGTTAGTTATATCTTAATCACCTACGTAGCGTGAACCGAATCTAGCAGTACTGTTTACATTGTAATAAGCTGATACTGGAATGTTCTTGTTATTGTAGCCTTCGTGCATTGTAGCCTTAGCAGCTTTGCTCATCGCTTCTTCTCTTTCTGCCAAGAATTTATCAGTTCTTTCCTTTACCGCTTCTACTGTGAAGTTAGCTTGGAGTTTTGCAAGTTTCCATGCTGACTTTAAACATTCACCAAAGGTCTTACCTTGCTTCTTACCTGAATACTTGTAGTTTCTGTGAGCGTTTTTCATTATCTCTGATAAATTGTAGCGTTTCATATTCTTTTTATTTATGAGTTATTTTTGATGATGTAAAACTACATTATAATGCCGTATTTACCAAACAAATACAGCATTTAATTACCTATTTAGCTTTAATTAACGATATTATAATATCGTACTATCATTAAAATACTACATTTGCATACATAAAACTTAATATTATGGAGCTAAGAGTAAAAGAAATTACAAAATCAAAGGGACTTACAATGCAGCAACTTTCTGAAAAGTTGGGAGTTACTCGTGATACATTAACAAGGAATGTGAACGGAAATCCTACCATTGAGACCCTTTCCAAAATAGCAACCGCATTAGAAGTACCTATATGGCAATTATTAGCGTCCCCGGAAGAGGTGCAGCTTCCCTCAAACGCCCATTCTATCAAATGCCCACACTGCGGAAACGAGTTCCCGGTTAGTGTGAATGTTGAACTTAAAACACGAGACGACTAAAAAATAAATAGTACTTCTATGGAAGCAAAAGAATTAAGGTTAGGAAACTATGTAAAGCTGTCGAAAGATCACCAGTACGTAGGAATTAAGATACCTGCCGGTACTATATGCAAAGTAGAAACTATCGAACCTAGCTCTTTGTACTTACAATGTCATGTAAATGGTGGAACTTTCTACGGTGAAGTTCCTATTTCTATGGTAGAACCTATTTCTCTCACAGAAGGATTGCTGTTAAAGTGCGGATTTAATGTCGAGTATTATGAATTCCAAATAAAAGAACAACGATTATTGACTATAGAAGATTTCTGGATACTATATAATACTCGTACTAACTTCTATGGAGTAATGCGCTCTAACAGAGTTTTTAAGCAAATAGAATATCTGAATCAACTCCAAAATATATACTTTAATTTGACTAGGATAGAGTTGGAAGTAATTCTATAATTAACATACATCTTTTTACGATATTAATATAAATGTAAAATTTAAATTCAATAGTATGAAAAAGCTCCTAATCGTATTAATGTTTATTGTACCACTCTTTGCAAATGCGCAAGAATATGGCAATTTGACATCTAAAGATTCATTGAATATAAACATGGATTCTTTACAGTCTGTTGTTGATTCTATAATGGAAGTCAAATTAAAAAAAGAGCAAATAACAACTATTGGTGGAATACCTTTTGGAATTTCCAGAGAAAAAGCCCTACCTGTATTAAGAAACAAATATGGGACGGAAGATTATCTTTCCGACAATAAAGACATAGTCTTTAAAAACATAAAATATGCCGGTGTAGATTTTAACTCCGTACATTTCCTTTTTCAATCAGATGGTATTAATAACTATTTTAATGCTTGCATATTTATCCTAAACGCAAAAACGGAAAAAGAAGCCATTGACAAACAAGAAGAAATGAGAGAACTTTTATCTAAAAAATACGATTTATCTTCTTTTAAGGATGACAATGGATTCGACTTATACGTTGGAGGTGTATCCCCATTATGGAACGGTCGTTGGAAATCGTTTTTAGAAGGAGGGTATGAAGGGGCTGTCCATATAGATATAATTAATTATAGCAAAGAAGTAGCAAAAAATGCTGGATTTGAATATTCTGTCCGTATAATTTATGGTCCTTTCGATTACGTAAAAGAAGAATTTTGAGTCTGAATGTATTAGAAATTACCGTCTGGATACTTGCTCTTATCGTGTCTATTATAGCCTTATTTATAAGTTGTACTGCAATGTATAGATGAATATAAGGGATGCAAATGCATCCCTTTATTTATATTAGCTAAGAATTAATAAGATTAATGATCCCTTGCCTGCCAATTCCGGTAATCTTTCTATGGTAGATAATATGACCATTGTCTGCAACCTCTTGCTTTATATCAAACCATTACTATTTAAAGTTATATTTAGACAGTATATACTTTATATCTTCATCAGATAAATGATACCATTCCCCACGTATATGCTTAATAGAAAAATAATCGTGAAGTTCTTTCTCAACCAATTTATCACATACTTTGAATAAAGAGATTGTCGGTTTTTCAGATTGCAACGTGCGTTCTCTTTTTTTAGGATTTACAGACTTCCCAATTTTTGTAAATCCTGTATTTTCATCTTTCATAAGATAAGTTTGGCATTTGCTTTTCTTATAAGAATGCTTTTTCTGTAATTTCAACGCCGTATTTGCACTCATTACAGCATCGCGTAACAACCAATAATATTTGTTACCAATAGATAAGCAATCAAGCAATAATATAAGTTTTTTACTAAATTCATCGTTTTTTGAATTATAGGCCATAGCCAACAATTCATAAACATTAAAAGAACATTCTCCTTCTTCGTCTTTATAAATTAATAATGGTTCTTCACTTGTTCCGGCTACTCTAACTTCACCAAACGATTCATTCTTAAAAATCTGAATGTTGTCCATAATAATGTCTTTTCGTTCGAGGACGTACCGCACTTCTTCATGCGGAGATAAAAAGGCGAAAGCCATGCAGGGGGTTGTGACCTACACAGCTTTCTATATCTTAATCCTCTGATTAATTCTAATTTTAATAAGTACAACCCAACGCATTGCAAATATAATAATAATTTTTAAAAGTGATTATACGATCAACAATCAACATATTCTTTTAACTATTTATGCTTTGCTTCTCAAATGAAATTGCTAACTTTGCATTAAAATGCATATATTTGAATATGCAATTATATAATTAGTAACCAAGAACCCTAAACAAAATGACAAAATTTGAACAACAAAAAATCATAGAAATAGTACTTTATATCCTTAATAAAACTGGGGGTATGGACTATTATCATTTGTTCAAGATATTATATTTTGCCAATCAACGAAGCTTGGTTGACTGGGGGCAACTGATGATAGCGGATAAATTTTGCGCTCTTCCCCATGGACCAGTACCAACAATTTTGTATAGTACAATACAAGGGCAAAAAAGCGTTCTTTCAAAAATGACAGATGATGTTCATGTTGTAGATTACTATCTATTATCTAAACGTGAACCTGATATGGATTATCTTTCACAATATGATAAAGACACTTTAGATTTATGCATTTCCAAATACGGGAAAATGAGTTTTAAGGAGTTGGAAAAAACTTCTCATACAACTTGTTGGCAAAAAGCGAGAGACAAAAAGGGAAATCATGTTATTGATCCGGGGGATATTGCCCTTGATGGAGGAGCTAATGATGAACTTGTAAAATATATTAATGATTCAATAGCATTTGATGAAACCTTCGGAAATTAAGATAGGAGATGTGTTTTGCGTTACGATGAACAAGGCCAATGGAGTAGTACCCAAACCCGGAGATGCCAGTCGTGATAAATTTTTTGTAGTACTTGGCTTTGATAACGATGGAAACGTTTATGGTGGTGTCATCTTTAACTCCTTTATTAATATGAATCTGCCACCTAATGTACGAGCAATGCAGCATCTTATAAAAGGGGAAAGTTATGATTTCCTTTCATATGATAGCTACATAGATTGTTCTTCAATTAAAATAGTAAAGAAGAACAAACTTCTTAAAAGTACTAGTTTAGGCACATTGGAGGAGAAAGATATTACTCTTGTTTGTGATAAGATAAAGAGTAATTCTCGAATCAATAAAGCCGAATTAAAAAGATTCGGACTAATTGATAAATAAAGCCAGACATTACATCTGGCTTTATTTATTCCAATGCAGTAATAAGGCAGATTAAAAGCTGAAAACAAAATGTCAAAGAACGATTTGCCGAATAGGAGCTGAGCCAATCGACACAGGTTTTATTTGTCTAAACCAATTTGTCTGGACAGCATCTCGCATAAAGCTTCTAGCTGTCCCAATATATATGGTTTTATATCCTCACTACAGTTACTTGTAAATGCAACAAGATTCTCTGATAGCTTATGCCATTCTTCTAACTCATTCGGTTTCATAAGTCTCAATCTTTAAAATTTGCGAAACAACCATAACTACATGTTATTCAAATAATCAGTTACCACTTTAATGAAATCGTCAAGAGAACGGCAGACAACATATTTATTCCCAGCCGCTTCACATTCCTTTTGCCATTCTTTTTGTACTGTTCTTTGGTACTCACCTGGCTTTTTCATTTCTATACACAAAGCACCGTAGAAACGATTACTTTTAAGAAGTATCAGATCTGCAACTCCCGAAAGCATCCCTTCTTCTTTCATGTATGCCCCGTTTCTAGCACTTCTTCTTGCTGCATTAGGAACAGCAAATAAGATGTTTCTTAATTGGGGGTATTGGAGGCGAAACCATCTAATACAAGATGCTTGTATCTTATGTTCTTCACTTTTCGGCTTTCTACGAATATTGGTTCCGCAATATTTAGCTTTCATTTCTTCGTATGTCATAATACCCTAGCAAGTTTAAAATCAAGCAACATCAATAACTCATTGAATTTCTCTTCATACCAAAGCGGCTGTGTTTCTTTGGGATTATTAGGGTTGACTTGGTTCTCACCATACGACAGACCGGATTCGGTTATGGATTTGAAATACTTATCTCTACCTTTTGATGACTTCCTTTTCATATCACATAAGATACCTTTCTGAATCGCTCTTTGATTAAACGCCTGTGCGCTGATAGACAAACCCGCTTCTTTGAGCAATTCAGTAGCGGATTTAAGTATCCCATGTGACGGAGTATAATCAGGTGTCGGAAGTCCAAGAGGTGCAGCTACTTTACTAATTAAAGACAATTTAGAAGAATCATTTAGATTAAGCACTTCACTTACGCCTTTTACCCATTCAAGACCAACACGGACTTTAGTTGTTAGTGATGGTTCACGTTTAGTACTTTTCTTTTCTTCTACAATTTTTTGAGTGGCAAATTCTTCACAATTGATGAAATACTTTCTTGCTTGCTTCCCACGTACGTTATTCTCAATCATGGAAAGTTCTTTCGCCATGCTGATTGAGAGAGCGTATTCTATTGAGGGACGCCCTCCTTTGGAGTTTTCGCCAAAATTGTTGAAAACCTGATAGTCTTGATTCTCAATAAAATCATACTTATCAATGCGGTCTTTAATCCAATTAGAAAAATCTCTCTTACTTTCAAGAAACGCATGTAAATCACGTGCGTTAACGGCTCTTTGACCGTTATTTTCTCTGATAGGAATAAGTTCTCCCATATTATAAAATTCTGCCATAATTATAACTTATTTATTCTTTATAGTAAATTCGTAGTAGATAGCTTATCACATAGAGAGGAACAAATAACACTCATCGTTCCTCTCTTTTAAACTAGTCTTCAATTATCGCCCAATCTGGCAAATATTCTTCACTGTTAATCATCTCCATTTGTGTCCGATTTATTGTTAGGGATTACTTTTGTTTTACCGCCAGTTTTATCAACAATAACCGGTTTGCCACCTACAGTGGTTTCGGTACATTGCCCTTCAGGGAACTTATTAATAAAGCGAACAACTTCTTTATCTTCTGTTGCATTACTTTCTTCTTTGGCTTCATAAGGGAATACATCTACAATCGAAGTTTCAGCGACCATACCGATCTGATAATCTGCCATTGTCCCCTTCATGCCTTCATCTAACTTTTTGACTGCGTCGCGCAAGTCGGCAG